ACCTTGACGCGGATCGGCCCCGCGCTCGAGATTGACTCGAGCCATTCCTTGACCTGGCGGTCCTCGTTGACGTGGAGCTCCGCGAGCGGCTTGCTGGTGCCGTTGCGCGGCTCGCGCGGCTCGGCTGGGGTGGCAGACGCGGCGAGCGTGGATGCGCGCTTGCGCCCCAGGCGCGGGATCTTCCGCTCGGGGGCGGGAGCCGCGTCCTCGGAGACCTCGCGCTCGGAGGCGTCTGTCGCGTCGATCACTTCGATCGGCGGCGCGTCGTCCAAGTCGGCCTCGGACATTGTCTCGCTATTCATTGCTCTCACCCTCGCCCTCGTCCTCGTCGCCGCCGACGACCATCGTGATCTCGCCCAGGACGCCGATCGCGGCCTGGCAGAGTTGGTCGTGGTCCGAAATCTTCCGCGCGATACCAGGGTCCGCGCCCGCCCGCGCCTTGAGCTCACTCGCAAGCTCGAGGCTCGCCTGGATCACCGCGGCGAACACCGCGGCGGTCTGAGGCTGGAGGTAGTCCTCCTGCTGGTCCACCAGCTCGGCCACTGCGTCGTCGATCTCCTCGATCTGGTCGATCAGTGCCTCGAGGAAGGGCCACAGGGTCTGCTCGAGGTGCGTCCGGGTCGCGGGCTCGATGATCGCCTGAGTCTCGCGCGCGTTGCGGGCGAGGTCAGCACGTAGCTCTGCGAGACTCACAGCTCCACCACTTCCTCGTCCGCGTTGACCTCGAGTTGCGGGGCCTGGGCGGTGGCCTCGGCAGCTCGGAGCTGCTCGGCGTAGGCTCGGCCAGCCGGCGAGCGCAGGAACGAATCGCGAATCGAATCGAGCCGCGCCTGCTCGTTGTCGGGCTCCCACCTCGAGCACCGGGTGATGGGGGCCTCGCCGAGCTCGAGCTCGACCCCGGGCGCGGGGTAGCACGCGCGCGTGACCTGCTCGTGCGCGGTGCCGCCCGACCCGTCCAGGGGCTCGGCGGCGTCCATCAGGCACACGACGCGGTGGTAATGCCGGCACGGGCCAGCCTCGCAGAGCGAGGGATGCTCGAGTGCGGGCAGGCGGCTCGGCGGCGGCGCGGGGATGAGCCCGTCGGGTCCGCGGGCTGGAAACACGGTGGGCTCCCAGCCCGCCAGGAAACGTGACGTGAGCGAAGATTTCAAAACGTCCTCCGGAGAAGGTGATGCGCCGCCAGGGGCGCGCGTACTCCATAGGCACTCCCCGGAGGTTGCGCGAGGGTTTCGCGAGTATTTTTCGCGCCCCGGGGCCGCGCGCGTGCCGCCAGGCTCGCCCACAGGCTCGCTGCGCTCGCCTCGCACGCTCCCTGGCTCACCCGGCGCGCTCCAAACCGCGCCCAAACCGCGCGCGGTGCGCGCTGCACGCGCGCCGAAACGCGCACGGTGCGCGCACGGTCGCGACCCCCAGAAACCCCTCCGGAGCCCCCGCGCACCCTTTTGTGCCTATTTGACTACATTACCCTACATGTAAGATATACACCTACATACAGGTGTCAACCGGGGGTGTCAGAAACCTACCACCTGTCAAACCGACTGACACCCGCATACGGTGGTTCTCCACCACTCGACCGTCTAACCCCTTGATTCCTGGTGGGTTTCCGGGCCAAACGACAACGGCACGCCACCTGCAATACCTCCCCTCGTGACCCGCTCCCCTCTCCCCCGGCTCGGCACGACCCGCCACGCGCGGCTCGTCGCTCGCTACCGGCGGGCATGGGAGCGGGCCATCCGTGCCGAGGAGCGAGCCGACGCCATCGAGCAGGCGTGGCGGCTCGCCGCTCGCTCGGACGCTGCGCTACGCGCCCTGCGCCTCGTAGAGGCGGGCGGCGACCCGCGCCCCGCCCCCCGTGAGACTGCTCGCTCCCGCGCCCTGTCGGGGCTCGTCGCCCTCGCCGCGCTCGGTCGCGTCGTGGCACGCGCGCTACAGGCCGAGTCTGCGCTGCGCGCCGCGCGCCGCGCCCTGCGCCTGCGTCGGCTCGCTCGCCTGCGCCGCGCCCTACGCACGGTCGTGCGCCGCGCCCTGCGCCCCCTCGCCTGCGCGGTGACGGTCGCGGTCGCGGTCCTCGCCTCTCTCGTCGCCTCGCGGGCACCGCGCGCTCTCGATACCTCCTAGCTCGCCCCGCGACCCGCGACCCGCTCTCACTCTCGCCTGTCAACGTCAGAGGCCCATGGGGCCGAAAGGATACTGCCATGCTTCAATCCATCGTCGCTCGCGTGATCAACGACGCGGGGCGCGCTTTCAATGTGCGGCTCGTCCGTCAGGGCGACCGCTACGGGCACAACGACTGCCTCGTCCACGACAAGGCCGACCCGCTGGTCGAGTGGTACGACGCGACCCACGCGGGGGAGGACGGGTTCGGGCCACGTGGTCAGTTCATCACCAGCTACTGCTGGTCCACGCTCACGGGCCAGGACCGCTGGTCGAGCGGCGATCACCGCGTAAATTCGCGCGGCCTCAACCTCGATGGGGGCGAGCCCCTGTGGAGGGTCAGCGGCGCGAACGTCCGCGAAGCCCTCGCAGCGGTCGAGCGCGTGCTCGGGGGTGCGCTGTGACTGCCATGTCCACTGTCGCTCGCCTAGGAGCTTGGACCCCGTGGGCTGATGTGCTCTGCGCTGCCTGCGAATTTGCGGCACTCGACGGTCGCCCCCACTACCTGCGTCGTATCGCTTACCTCGCGAGCCTCGACCGCGCCGCCGAGGTGATTTGCCCTGAGGGTGACCTCCTCGCCGTCTGCGACAAGTGCCGTGCGGCGTGCTGGGTCGAGAGTGGGGTTGCGCTCTTGCAGCGTGTGGGGTTCGCCGCGACCGAGCTAGGCTGGGAGAATGGCGCGTTCGCCGCGCGGCTAGAACAGACCGGCGGGATGTGCGCCGCGCTCGTGCTCACGGGCCCGAACGAGCGGATTCAGGTCGTGGTGACGGCTCTCGACGGAGAATTCGTCGTCGGACGCTACCTCGTCGAGAGCGACGACGACGACTCGTGGGGCGAGTCCACCGACTCGTTCGTCGGTGACCCCCTGTACGAGGACGGAGCCCTCATCTCCGAATTGGTCGAGGAGGCCGCGCGCGTTGCGGTCGAGTTCCTCACACATTGACGCTTGCATTACCTGTAGTCTCGTAGTACAAACACGTCACATCACGTAACGGCTCATGGAGCCAAGGAGTCCGAAATGTCGAACGTCCAGTTTCTGATTGAGGCCGAGCACAACCTCCTGTCTGTGGGAGCAGACCTGTTGCCCGCCGAGGCGCGGCTCGTCCGCGCCGGGGCTGACCTGACCCTGACGCAGGCGTATCAGTACGCCGCGTGGCGGGCCGCGCAACTCGACGCGCAGTGGCAGGAGTGCTCCTGCGCCTCCTGCGACGGTGGAGCGGAGGACGCCGAGTGCCCGCTGTACCCCGCGACTCTGGAGGCCGACCGCCTCCGCGACGAGGCCCGCGCCGCGTGGCTCGCGTCCGACGAGCCACGCGCCTGGCGCGTGGCAGACGACCAGGCGTCCTGGATGGTGGAGGGGCTCGCTCCCTCCGACATCGAGGAACGCCTTGAGGACGAGGCGGCTCAGTACGACCGGGACGACCCGCGCGAGCCGATGCTGTACTCGCTCGACGCCGCCCCCATCGACCCGGTGACCGGCGAGGCCGATCGCCGCGAGGGCATGGGCGTGAGCGGGTGCCTCGACGGAGAGGAGCCTGACTGCGTCGACGGGGAGGAGCACGACTGGTGCAGCCCCCTCAGCGTGCTCGGGGGCCTGCGCGAGAACCCCGGCGTGTGGGGCCGGGGAGCGGGCATCGTAAGTCGCTACGTGTGCGGCAACTGCGGGGCCTATCAGGTCCATGAGACCGCCCGGCAGGATCCCTGCACTGGCACCTACCACGCCGCCACGTCCTACGAGGACGCCGACGACGCCAGCGAGACGTGGGCGGCATCGCGGCGCCGCAAGGCGCGCACCGCGGCGCTCGTCTCCGCGCTGGAGGACGAGCACGAGGAGAACGCGCTGCGTGCGGCGGTCGACGCCGCGCTTGACGAGGACGAGGACGCAACCGCTGACGACGTGCGCTTGCTCCTGGCCGACGCAGCCATGATCGAGGCGTGCCCCTACACGCTGACCGAGAGCGGGCCGCGGCGGTACACCGCAAGTGTCGAGGTGGACGCCAACGACGACGAGGCGTGCGACGCCATTCTCGCGGAGGTTCGCGAGGCGATCGGCCCCGGCTGGCGCGTCGAGTGGACCGGCTGCGGCAACGGAAACGAGTCTGACTTCTCGATCGAGTGGGAGGTGGCCTCGTGACCGTCGTGATCACGGTCCTCGGCGGCGCCTACGCTGGCCTGACCTGGACCGGCGACCTCGCCGCCGCCCCGGTGACGATGCTGATCCCCGAGGGGATCGTGTCGGCGCGCACGACCGAGGAGGCCGCGCGCCAGCGTGCCGCCATCCGCCTCGCGCTCGACGGGCATGACGCGGTGACGGTCACCGCAATCAGGTGGGCGCTCTGGGTCCGGCGGGAGGTGGGCGCGTGATGGTCGCCCGCTGCTCGCGCTGCTCTCGCCCGGCGCATCCCAGCGAGACCGACGACACGGACCGCTGCGCGGCGTGCGCGGCGTTGCCGTGGGCCGACCGCTACATGATCACCTCGGTCACGGGGCGGGTGTGGTCGCGTGCGATGGTGCGGAGGAGCGCGCTGTCGTGGAGCCTGCGCCGCACGCTGCCCTACGACGCCCGGGACGTTGACGCGCTGCTCGACGACGACGCCTGGATGTGTCGGCGGGCGGGCGAGATCCCGGCGCGCGTCGTCGAGGCTATCGCGGACGCCGCGCACGACCGCTACCGCGCTCGCACCTAGCTGGTTCGCGACCGCCCACACTGACGCTTGCATTACCTGTAGTCTCGTAGTACAAACACGTCACGTCACGTCACATCACGTAACGGCTCATGGAGCCAAGGAGTCTGCATTATGAGCAAGCGAGGCTGGAAATTCCGGGTCGTCAAGCGCATGCGAGGAATGGACAGCGAATGGTTCTTCTTCCCTACGGCTGAAACCTTCACCACTGAGCGCGCCGCCCGGACCTACGCTGAGAGTTTCGCGCGCAACCAGGCGAGCGCCCAGGTCTACGGGGCGCATATCGAGGTGCGCGCACGTTCGGGTGGGCGCCACGGTCAACTCGTGGCGACCTACAAGAGCGACGCTTACTTCGGTTAGCTGCCTCGCGAGCCTGCGCTCGCCGGTTGCGCCGCGCGCCTCGATGCTCGAGGCGAGCGATGGAGCCGAACCGCTACTCCAATGGGAGAACCCATGCTCGACCAGGAAATGCCCGAGACCTGCCCCTGCTGCGGGGCCGACAACGCCGACCCCGTGACCGGCGAGTGGGTCTGCGACGCTGCCGCGCCCTGCTGCTCGGTGGCGTGCCTCGATGTAGTCATCGCGGAAATGCGCGAGGCTGACTCCGCTCACGCGGACGCCCTCGCGGAGGAGGCCGACACCATGCGCGCGTCGATGGAGGTGCGCGCGTGATCACCAAGTGGACGCATAACCGCATCGGAGCCGCACTGCAGGCGATCGGCGACATGATCGAGGGCGGCGCTACGGGTGGTACGTTGCGCGACCTTCGCGCCGCCGCCCAACGCCTACGCGAGGAGCGATCAAAACTGGAGATGACCGCCGCGACCAAGGCGTTCGACAAACGGGGCCGCAAGTGACCCACGCCTGGCGTCCGCTCTCGAGGCTGGCGTGCGCCTGGGGCGCAGCGCACGCGATACGCTGGCGGATGCGCTCCGCTCCGAAACTTGACCACTGACCGCACGCGACGTACAAGCGACAACGCGGGCTTGGCCCGCATGGAGGATACAATGGACAAGGGACGCATCACGATCACGATCTCGATCGAGGCCGATTTCATGGCCGACGCCCACAACGCTGTGGATGCGATGGACCTCGCCCTGCGAGAAAAAGGCGGGAAGGTCGTCAAGGCGAGGTTCACGCGCGACAAGAACGCCGATGGCAAGGTCGCCAGGTGACCGCGCTGTACAACGAGATCGAGCCTTACGCAGCCGACTGGCTGCGTAACCTGATCGCCGCGGGGCACGTCGCCCAGGGAGCCGTAGATGACCGATCGATCACCGACCTTTCAGCAACTGACGTTTCCGGGCCTGGACAGCGGCACTTCTTCGCCGGCATCGGCGGATGGAGCCTCGCCCTGCGCCTCGCAGGCGTGCCCGACGACGCCAGCATCTGGACCGGGAGCTGCCCCTGTCAGCCCTTCTCCGCAGCCGGTGGGCGACGAGGGTTTGCCGACGAGCGCCACCTCTGGCCCGCCTGGTTCAAGCTCATTGACCAGTGCCGACCTCCAATCGTGCTTGGCGAACAGGTTGCGAGCCCTGACGGACTCCGCTGGCTCGACGCTGTTTTCGCTGACCTGGAAGGTGCGGGCTACACCTGCGCTGCGGCAGATCTGTGCGCTGCGGGCGTCGGCGCCCCGCACCGTCGCCAACGACTCTGGTTCGTGGCCTACACCGACGACGAGCGACTCCAGCGACTCGGCGCGGCATGGGTACGCGGACGACGGGAGGCCGAGGTCCGCGCAGCGTCAGCAGCGCGAGACGTTGACGGGTCACAGCGGAACGACCCTGACGGACGCAGCGCGCATGGCGGGCTGGCCGACGCCGGTTCGCGAGGACTCGGAATCGACGGGGGTTCGCCCGGTGACCGAAACACGGTTGGCGCCGAGTCACACGCTGACGAGCGCAGCGCGCATGACGAGTTGGTCAACGCCGCTCAAGAGCGACGAGAAAGGCGAGCGCCCACCGACGACGCGGCGAGGGACCGGAGGGCTCCCGACCGAGGCAAGGCTCGCGAGTTGGGCGACCCCGGTCGCGACGGAGATCGGCAACACCCTGGAGAACTACCAGGCGATGAAGGCGAACATGAAATCGGGGCCGCGCACCGCGATCACGCACCCGTCGTTGCAGGCCCAGCTCGCGGCGTGGCCGACTCCCCAGACGGACAACTTCCGATCTCGGAGCGGCGACCGCAAGGAGGAGATGGGCATGGATCAGATGGCGCGGACCATCGGCACGGTGCGGATCACAGCTACTGGCGAGATGCTGACTGGCTCCCCTGCCGAGACGGCAAGTGGAGGCCAGTTGAGCCCGGATCATTCCCGCTGGCTCATGGGGTATCCGGTCGAGTGGGAAAGCTGCGCGCCTACGGCAACGCGATCGTCCCCCAGGTCGCGGCGACGTTCATCGTCGCAGCCCTCGACAGCATCTTCCGAGGAGGACGACCGTGACTCGCCTTGAGCGACTGTCCGTCGTCGAGCGCGAGGCGATCATGCGCGCGGCCCGCGGCTTCTATCAGGAAGATCTGCTCGATGGCCTCGAGCCATGGGGCGGGCGCGTCGCGAGCAAGCGCAAGAGTCAAGCGGGTCTGATCGCGCGCCTGCGCGCGGTGCGCGGGCTGCTCGTCTGCGAGGACGACGACGCTGTGTGGATCACTGGTAGCCTGGACCCCGACGGGTTCGCGCGCCGAATTTGACAAGGAGGATGCAATGGCAAAGAAGCGATCCAAGGCAACGGCAGACGAGCGCGCGGAGGTCGAGGACGAGCTAGCGGCTGCGGTGTGCATGCGGCTGGCAGCTCCGACGGAGAGCGAGGCGGGCTACTGGGAGATGGAGGCCAACAGGCTGCGTGCGTCAATGACCCCGGCAGGCATCAAACGAGGCGAGCGTCGCGGAGCCGATATGGCCGAGCGCAAGCCTCCCGGCTGGATCGTCGCGAGCGAGGCGATCGACGTGTTTGATCGACTGATGAAGGTCAGCTCGCTGTCTCGACGCGACCAGGACGAGATCTGGTCGTCGATCATGGTGATCGCGCTGTATCAGCTCGGTGCGCTCGTCGGCCCGTTCTACGATTCAGCGGCTAAGTGCGGGCTGGCGTCCGATCGCCTGGGCGAGGTGATCCGCCGCGAGATAACGCGCAAGCGGAACGTCGCGGAGTTCAACTGATGCGCGCGGACATCCAACCCAGCGTCGAGGCCGCACGCGCCATGATCGCGCACGGCGACGAGAATCAACGCGAGCGATGGGGGGCGGGCCTGCTGCCGCGCCAGGAGCTCCTGCACCTGGCCCGGGAGCGGCTTTTTGCGCCGTTCTCGCGCCTGGCCCGGTGGCGCAAGCTCGAGATCCCCGACGTGCGCCACGCGCCGACGTGCCAGCGAGGCGAGGTCCGGTTCGGCACTCGCGCGCCGCTCGAGTTGACGCATGGCGAATGGGCCAACTACAAGACGATCCTGGCAGCGTTCGATCGAGAGCGATCCAGCCCCGCGGGCGCGCTGTCAACGCATGGGGCGACCGGCGAGGTCGTGGTCGTCGAGCACTACGGGCTGTGCTCGGTCTGTCGGGCCGAGGTGATCGGCTGCGCGGCGTCGATCCGCCTCGAGTGGGCGGGCCTGCCGCTGAGTCGCGAATACCTCCTGTAGCGTGGTAGGCTCCCGGCATGGGAGCACTGACCGACCTGTGGAGGAGCGAGCGCGGACTGCTCGCTGTCCTAATCATCATCGCCGCGAGCGTCCTAACCGGCCTGGGCTCGATGCCCGTGGCCGAGTGGCAGACGTTCGTCACCGGCATTTTCGTCGCGTATGCCGCGGGGAAGACGGTCACGGGCGCGGTGGAGATCCTCAAGGGCAAGCCCGCGGGCTCGGCGTCCCCGGTCGAGGACGCGAAGGGAGACGCCGCGCCGTGAGGCCGATCCAGGCAACCCTGACGCTGTACCTGACGACGTTTGCGATCTGCATCGGGCTGATCGCCGTGCCGACTGCGTGCAGTGGCAATCAGCGCCAGCGCACGCTCCACACCGTGCTGGTCAGCGCCAACGTGGCTCGCGACGGGTTCGTCTCGTGGGATGCGGCTCATCAGGCGCAGATCGTCTCGAGCGCGTCCTCGAGGGCCGAGGCCGAGATCCGCCTGGTCGCCTACCGCGAGCGTCGCGACAAGCTGGTCGCGGAGTTTGAGCGGCTGTATCGCGCGCTCGCGACGGCTGCAACGCAGGACGATCGTCCGAGTTTGGTTGCCGCCGAGGAGTTCGGGCGCAAGCTGCTGGTCGAGCTCGCTGCGATCAAGGGGGCACCGTGAACCTGTCCGCGATCAAGTCGATCGAGCTGCTGCACGCCGCGATGCTGGGGTTGCGGGCGATCAGCGATATCGCCAAGTCAAACCTCTCGCGCCTGTCACGCCTAGACGCCCAGGATGCGCTCCAGGCGATTGCGTCGATCGTCGAGACCCTCAACGCTGGCTGGAAGGGCGACCTCGAGGTCGGTGCGATCCGTGAGGCGATCGATCGCCTGCGCGCCTCCCTCGCCCAGAACGACGCCGCCGCCAATGCCGAGCTCGACCGCAAGTTCCCGGCGTAAGGCTCCGCGGTGCGCCTACGTCGAGTCAGATCGACGCTGCGGGCGCAAGGGCGACGGAAACCCGCCGCTCTGCCCAGCTCACCGGCTCGTGCTCGAGGCCGAGGTCACGCGACCGCTGCGCCCCGGCGAGCGGCTCGTCGGCCTGCTCGGTCGCGTGCTGCGCGGGCAGCGCGTCAACGACAACCAAGTGTTCGCCGGCATCGACGACCTGATGGGGATGTTCCAGAGCCCGGGGTTCGACGAGTTGCGCGCCCAGGTCGAGGCCCAAGCTCGAGCGCGAGCGTCGCGTCAGCCCCCACGCCAGCAGCCACGCCAGCAGCCACGCCAGACCCCGCGCCAGCCCCCGCGTCAGCCCCCGCCCCCGCCCCCGCCCGCTGGACCCGACCCGCGCGTGGTCCTGGGGTTCGGCCCCGGCGACAAGCTGACCGTCGTGATCGTCAAGGCCAGGCACCGCGAGCTCGCCCGCAAGCACCATCCCGACCGGGGCGGATCGGTCGCCAGGATGCAGGAGATCAACGCTGCGGTCGATAAGCTCCTGGCCTCCATGTAGCATGGGGCCGTGAGGATCTCGCCCTACCGCCCCCATCGCGCCGCACTCGGCGCCGCTTTTGAGGCCGAGTTTCCCGCCTCGGTCATGCGCTGGCTCCCGCTGCTTGAGAAGCACGCCGGGACCATTCCGATCCCGTTCCTGCTCGCCTATATCCAGAAGGAGAGCAACGGCAATCCGTGCTCGTACACGACACTGCGCGAGAGCGGGATCTTCCAGCTTATGCCGCCGCACAACACGCGCGAAGGACTGACCAGCGAAGAAGCCCTGCGCGTTGCGTGCGTTGGCTCGTCCCAGCGCGCATCCAGGCCGCTTACCGAGGCCGAGGCCGAGGAGCAGGTAGCCTCTGGACTGCGCTACGTCAACGTCACGCGCGCCTACGCGCGGAAGTACGTTGACTGGCCCGAGACCAGCGCGGACTTCTGGCGTATGGTCAAGATGGTTCACGTCGCGCCGGCTCGCGTGAGGCAGTACGCGCCTGGTGCGAAGACCTGGGCTGAGTTCCGGCAACGCGCCGAGGCCGGCGGCAACACCCCCAAGAGTTGGCTCGACAACGCCGAGTGGGTCGGCGGGTACGGAGCCGGGGGCGGCAGAGGCGCAAGCGGCGGCAGTCTGCTCGCGGCCCTCGCTATCGCGGGCGCCATAACGCTAGGATCGATGGTTTACTTCAAGAGGAGATCGTGATGAAGAACCTGTACGCGCAGCCGGTGAGCATCAAGCCCGCGCCTGGCCTGTCCAAGCTCGGCCCGAACGTGTCCACCAACAACACCCAGGGCAGCGTCCAGGCACCCTCGCCCTCGCTGACGGGTGCGGAGCTCTCGACCGAGCTCTACACGTTCTTCGCCAAGCCCGTCCTCGATGGGCGGTTCGTGGTCCTCTACAACGGTGACCGTCAGTTCGCGCGCGTGACGCTCACGCTCGAGACCGCTGGCCCCGTCGCGGTCTCGCGCTCGCAGCAGCTCGCCCCGGTCCTGTCGGGAAAGGGCGCCAAGCTCGAGACCGGCGTGCCGCTCTCGTTCGACGTGGCGAAGGGCAACCGCCTGTTCGTCGCCGCGACCTCGATCAGCCGGATCAAGGTCTTCATCGCTCCGATCCCCTGGCAGGAGCAGATCACCGGCCTGCTCGGCCTGCTCGTCGCCAAGAGGTAGTCATGAAGCCGTACTACGCTGCAATCTCACCAGACGGAAAGATCCTCGGCCTCGAGGAGGACGCCGAGAGCGCGCTCGCCCTCGTGCAGCGCAAGGTCGGTGGGCCGGTCGCGGTCCAGGTGATCGACGAGCCCGAGGCGAACCCCGAGGACGCGCCGACTGCCGAGGAGATGGCCGAGCTTGCCTACTCGAGCGCGCAGTTGTCTCCGATCTCCGCGGCATCGGTGATGAACATGACGCTCAAGACGGCTCACGAGCTCCTGCTGCCGTACTTCGCGGGCATGGAAAGAGGAGGCGAGATCGTCACCAAGTACAAGACCGCAATCGGCATGGCCGACGCCTGGATCGGCCAGAACTACAAGACGCTCAAGCCGAGCCAGGACGTGGACAGGCCCGTCGAGGTCATGGGCGTCACGCTGGTCCCCGCGGCGCACGCCAAGCTCGCGGCTCAGAGGCGTGGCCCCTACGAGCGCATCTTCGACGTGTCGGAGGAGCAGATCAAGCGTCGCGCGCACGACAAAAAGATCCCGTACACGCCGAAAATGTTTGAAGAGGCGACGGCTGCGATGGTCGTTGAGGGTGCCAGGATGGCGGAACGCTGGAAGAATCCGGCGATTGGCCTGCCTCAGCGCATCGGCCCCAAGTTCACTTGGTGCCAGGGCAGCTCCAAGGAGTGCCGTGACTCGTGCCTGATCTTCGCCGGCCAGAACGCGAGCGAGCGGTACAACACCTATCGCAAGGTCGCGCAAGCGCACGCGCTCCTGGGTCAGCCCACCGCATTCATGCGCGTGCTGATGGAGTCGATCGACAAGTGGATGGTTGACTGCACCTTCTATCGTCGTCCCAATCCAAAGCAGGAAGTCACGCCGATGTTCCGGCTGAACGTCCTGTCGGACATTCCGTGGGAGCGCGTGGCTCCGTGGTTCTTTGATCACTATCGGGGCAAGTCGGGCGAGAACGGCAAGCCCTTGCAGTTCTACGACTACACCAAGGTGCCGGGTCGTCGCGCTCCGTGGATGCACGATGGCAAGCGACACGAGTTCCCGGACAACTACGACCTCACCTTCTCGCTCAGTGGCACCGACGTGAACGAGCAGTACGCGATCGAGGAGATCGAGCGTTACAACTCACGCCTGGCCGTCGTGTTCATGGCGTACAAGAAAGACGACGGCACCTGGCAGACGCTGCTCAAGAAGGGCGAGAAGGCGCAGGAGCAGATCCCGCTGCCCAAGACGTTCAAGATCGGCGGCAACGTGATGAAGGTCGTTGACGGTGACCTGAGCGACGCTCGTCCGAACGATCCCGGCAGGGTCTGCGTCGGGCTGCGCTGGAAGCTCCCCAGCGGCAAGCGCAGCGGCGCCGAGACCGACTACGAGCTGATGGACATCGGCGGCGAGCAGGTGGAGATGATGATGCGGCGCGGCGCGGGCGGCGAGCTCAAGAGGCTGTCGTTCGTCACGCCGATCTACATCAAGGGCGCGAAGGAGTCGGCATACGAGCCGAACCCCGACGACAAGAACGTCGTGTTGATCTCAGCCGTGACGCCACGGCATGAGCCGATCATCCATCACCTGACGCAGCCGTTCTAGCTCGGCTTGCGTCGCACCTTGGGGCGTCCGTCGCCCACGATCTCAAGGATCTTCGCGACGAACCATCGGTTTCGCAGCGACGCCTCGCCACGCTGCTTGCGGATGTGGGCGACGATCTGCCGACCGTCCATCGTCGTGAGTTGATGCAGCGCGAAGGCGACGACCAGGGCGGAACGGTTCCGTCCCTTGGCGCACGTCACCAGGACGCGCTTACCCTCGACGATGGCCTTGGCGACCGCGACCGAGGTCTTCAGGACGAGCTCAAGTTGGGCCGGCGTCAGGGCAGCGTCTGAGATCGGGCAGCGGAGAACCTGACCGTGAAACGCCATGCGCTCTGGCTGCACCTCCGCGGCGCATAGGACCAGGATGTCCACGGTCGGGAGGTCGCGCTCGAGGGGAGGCGCGGACCCGACCCACAGCCGCGGTGAGACCGGCGTGGCATCGTAGGGCTTCCGCCGCGCCGCCGACACCCACCCGCCGCGCTGCCCGGCTGGTGCCTGGGCGTGCGTGACGCAGAATCCTGCCTCGCTCGCGGGCTGCTCGCAGTCCGAGGCGAGGCATCGACTCATCGCGCGCGAGCCTTCGACGACCGCTCTGCCGTGGGCGCGGCGTCAGCCTCGAGCGCCGCCACGCGCCGCTCGGCTATCTCAAGCACACGCCGAACCGCCGGGAAGTGACGGCTGTTGAAGAAGTTGGTCTTCTCGCGAACGCCGTCTCGCTCAAAGACCTTGAAGACCGCGACCGAGAGCGTGCCGTTGGAACGACGCCGAGAGATCACGGCGACGACCCCGTCTGGATCCGCAATGTCCTCGATGTCCTCGTAGCCGTTGCGGATCCCATGTCCAAGGTTCATGGGCCAACACTACGAAACCACAGCACTCCCGTCCAGTCCCGAGGTTCGTGTAGGATTGCCGGATGATCGATGCAGAGGATCTTGCCTTCTACGTTGACGAGGGAGATGGCGACTTGGTCCCCGAGCACGCCTCGTTTGAGGCGGCGCTCGACGATGCCCTGACCAGGGTGGTTCGCGCTGGCACGCCGAGCGTGCGCGTCGTTCATGGCTCCGAGGTCGTCGGGTTCGATCTCGTGGCCGACGTGATCCTGTTCGACGAGTACGGTGGGCGCCAGGCGATTGGCGAGATGCACGATCAGCCCGAGGTCGTGGTCGTCCTGCACGAGGCTGGCCTCGACCTCACCACGCTGGCCGAAGAGGCGCCCTACACCGCGACGGTCAAGTACGGACCTTTGCGTTCCGGCCTGCGGGACGAGAGCACGGTCGCGGTCATCCTGGCGCGCGACGAGCAGCGCGCCAACCCGTCCTCAAATGACTTCGACCAGGCCATGACGTTCGCCAACCTGCTGGCGACGACCATGAACAAGCACGGCGTCGAGGCGAAGGCTTGGGGCAAGCCAGGGGTGGGGGCGCGCGTCTACATCCGCAGGACCGGCGGGTTCCTGACTGTCAGCCGCGGTGGCGACGTGAAAGATCGCAGCCGCGGAGGGATGACGCTGCTCGAGAGCAGCCTGTTCCCGCGCGAGCTCACGGCGTATCGGGCCGCGCGCCAGGAGTACCGCGGGCTACAGGACGCCGCGCTGGGAGACGGTCCTCTGGCAACGGGGAACCCCGCGCGCAAGCGCATCGACCTGACCTCTGCCGAGGTCGCCAAGGTCGAATCCGCGGTGAGCGAGCCTGGCCTCGGCACAATCGACCTGACCCCGGCGCGCGGAGGGAAGTTCGTCGCGAAGGTTGCGCCGCTGGCAGACGCTGCCACGATCATCAAGTCGCTGCGACTGATCGGCCTCGACGCCGAGGAGCTCAAGGGCGAGGAATCCGGTCGCCTCCTCGTCAAGCTGCCCAAGCGTGAGCCTCGCGCTTCTCGGCCCTCGGTCCTGCCGAAGCCTCCCGCTGGATGGTGGAACCGTCCGGTCCCCAAGGACCAGCTCTGCTATCCATCGCGCAGCGATGCGCTCAAGCGGTTCCTTGACGAGAATCAAGAGCTCATCCAGAACTACGGAGGCGTGGACTATCAGGTCGGCGCGTCCGAGTTCGACGCGATCAACCACAAGTACAGCCTGACCGGCGATCGCGCCGCTCGCACGATCGCGGACGCTGTCTGGTATGCGATGCCCGCGGGCAAGCCGTACTGCGTCGAGCGCATCGACCTCGAGGCCCTCAACGACACCAGCCCAGCTCGCGAGGCAGACGCGAGGTTCAGGCTTCCCGCCTACGTCTACGAGGAAAACCTCGCTGCGGACGAGGCGAAACGCTACGCCCAGCAGCACGAGGACGAGCTCGAGGAGCACTACGCTCGCCTGGCAGAGGCCGAGGAGGCCGAGGCCCAGCGCGCGTTCGCGGAGGCTCAGGCTCCGATCCCGTCGCTACCTGCGCCGATCTCGCTGCCTGTGCCGAGCCCGTTGGCGGCTGGCGATGCGTTCATCGACGCCTACATCGTCCCGAGTCACGTTGTCGGGACCGCATACGAGCCGTGGATGGACGATCAACTCATGGTGACGCGCGAGCGGCGTGCGCTGATGCGACCGACAGCTACCATCAAGGCGAACCCGCCGCGCAACGAGTATGGCCCGTTTGAGCCCAGCGCGGAGAAAGGAGAGTTGTGGGTAGGATACCCCGTGATTGCGCTGGATCCCGATAGCGGAGTCGGGCAAGACGGCGATTACGTCGAGACCTTCGAGGATGCCATCGCATGGGCGCGAAAGATTGCCGATGGCGACGGGGCGTATACGGGGAGACATGAACCCGTTGCCATGTCAGCGATCGTCACAGAGCAAATTGGATACGCCCCCGAGAGGACGCTCTACTCGGTCTCGCCGCCAGGATATCCGGTGTGGAGGACCGAGCAACCCGCCGTCTACGGAGACATCGAGGAGGACGAACGATCGGGAGCGCAGGAAAACCCGAGCCGTAGCTGGGTCACCAAGGTGATCGCCAAGCACTACGAAGACATGCAGGAAGAGGTGCCCGCCAAGTGGCTCCCCAAGATCGCATCGATCAAGGGAACGGGCGGGCGCAAGGTCGCCGCGCGAATGAAAGAATACGGCTGCGGTGGCTACGGCTGCGTCCTGCCTACCTACGATCCCGACGTTGTGCTCAAGCTGACGACCGACGACACCGAGGCCGAGTTCGCGCACGACCTGGCAAGCACCATCAGCGCACCCATCGTGGTCAAGTACCGGAGGACCGTGACGCTCCCCGAGAAGTACAAAGGGCACGGCATTTACCTGCTCTGGCGACAGGCGGCTGACGAGGTCGGAAACCTGATGGACGCGATCAAGGCGCGCAAGGGCAACCGCGCCAAGGCGTTTGCAGCGATTGCCAAGCAGCACAAGGCCGCGCAGCGCGCCTACGATGCGCTGATCGCGGGCAAGCCCGCGCACGACAAGCTCGACGCCTGGCGCGAAGCGGCCAAGCTCCTGGGCGAGGAGGTGCCCGAGCTGCGCGAGCTCATGCGCGGGATGATCAAGGTTCTCGACAAGGACGGGGTGTTTTTTGGGGACATCCACGACGGCAACCTCGGCCTGGTCAACGGCAAGTGGCTGATCGTGGACCCCGGGCACGTCGCGGTGATCACGGATGACGCATGAAGCGCGCGGTCGCCCTCCTGCCGACGTTCAACCGGCCCGAGATGGCTCACCGAGCCGTCCACCTGTTCCTGGCGCAGGACTACCCCGGCCCCAAGCACCTCCTGATCGTGGACGACGGGGACCGGCGCGTGCAGCTCTGCGATGCCTGCCGTGTGCCCGAGGTCGAGCTGCTCGTGTGGCCGCGCACCAACCTGCCGACGAAGCGCAACGCGATGTTGCGCCACCTCAACGACCGAGGAGCGGTCTACTTCTTCTGGGACGACGACGACTACCACGGACCCTCGAGGATCTCGCGACAGGTTGCGTTCCTGGAGGCTGGCAAGCACCCTGCGTGCGTGTTCACGCCGATGCTCTACTTCAACAGCATCACCGCGGACCTACGCACTAGCCGATGGGTGAGCGACGCCACCGTCGCGTTCACCTGGGACTTCTACGCGAGCCGCACGTTCAACGAGCACGTAGACCCTGGATCTGGCTTCCTGTTCGTCAATCACGGGAGCGTCGCGCGGATGCCCGCCGAGCTCGACTACATGACCGTCGTCCACGCCGGCCAGCGACACACGCCGCCGGCCTTCGGCGCCCCCGACTTCTGGGACGCTCCGGTCCCGGTCACCTGGGCCGAGGAGCGACTAGCCCTTCACGAGGCGCAGGGCTAGCTGCGGAACCCACCAGGACGGGCACTTCACGTCGGTCCTCCAGTACCTATCGAGCTTCGCGTCGCGTCCGTAGGTCCAGCCGACGATGCGCTTCTTGGGCGAGCGTCCGGTGACCAAGACGAACGCATCGGCTGAGTCGTCAGCCTCGTAGAGGATCAGGTGGCCGGTGTCGTGCTGCGTCCAGCGAACCTGCGCCGAACCCGCATCCGTGCCGGGGCCGCGGAGGTCGAAGCTGCCGCCCCACCAGTACCTGTTGCGCCAGCGCGCAACGGCAATCTCGGCGGCGGCTGACTCGATCTCCTGGTCCCAGGTGATGACCTCGTTGTAGTGCTCCGTCTGTCGTCCAGGCTTGCCGTCAGCGCGACGACGATCTGAGGTCAGCTTGCGACTGGCCGCGACGACGATCGACTGCCAGATCTCGTCGCGGCTCAGGTCCACCTCGATCACTGCGGCGTGCTCGACCCGTTCATCCACAGGGGCTCGTCGTCGCGGTCGAGCGCGGGCTCCGCGGGCGGCGGCGGCGCGACCTTGCGCTTGAGCGCATCCTTGACCCCGCTGGCTCCCTTGCCCCCGGTGGCCGGCGCGGCCTTGGGAGCCGCGAGCGTCTTCTCGCCGCGCGTCACCTTCGCCTGGGCCTGCTCGCTGCGCTGCTCGAGGGCTTCCGGCCAGGTCGCCTCGCCATCGCGGATCGCGACGTAGAGGCGTCGGAGCTGCTCGATCTCCGCGGGCGTCGCCACGCTGATCGAGTGGCCGAGCCACTCCTCGAGGTCGGTTGGCTGAACGCCGAGCGCCACGAAGGCGTCGCACACCGCGTTACGCGCCTGGTCGGGATCTTTGGCGGCAGCGTCGCTCAAGATCGAGTTGCACACCTCGTAGGCTTCGTCCTGGAGGTTCCCAGGAATGATCCTCAAGATGCACGTCCTGAGTGCCTTGGACACGAGCGCGCCCTGCTTGTTGAGCAGATCGTCGTCGCTTGCCGTCACCAGGAACACCGACTCACCGTAGCTGTTGGTGCGCTGATCCATCGCGACCTGACCCCGGCGCAGCGACTTGCGCTCGACGAGCTTGCTGATGGTCACGTCCTGGGGCCAGGTCACGTTCGTCTCGAGGTCCGTCGCCGCCACGCGCATGATGCGCGTGTGCTCGTCCTCGTAGATCTGCGTGACCTCCATCGTGATGTTTCCGAAGCAACGCGCTGCCGCCTCCGCGAATCGGATGGACAGACCCTCGACGCCGTCCCCGATTGGCTTGCGGTAGATCGCGCTCGACGCGAACCCCGGTCGCCGGCACTCCTTCAGGAGCAGCGTTCGCACCTGATCCATGTTGCGCGGACGGTGCATCGCCATCGTCCAGCGCGCCTCGATGTCCGCGCGAGCCTTCGCGACGAGCGCCTGGGTCGCCTGGTTCTCTCGCGACACGCTCGTGCCGGCGAAGTCGCGACGCACGAGCTGGTTAACTTCCGGTCGGTGTCCGTTCATGCTCTCCATGTCACTCCCCCTTGCTGGTGGTCTTGCTCCACGCCCGCGGCACCACGAAGCGCCGCGAACCCGGAGTGGTCCTGCTGTGATTCTTGATCGCCTCTTGGGCGTAGGCGTCGTTCGTCATGCGCGCGGCGTACTCGCGGAACGCACCCTCCCAGTCAGTTCTGGTCCCGTCCTTCGACGCGCGGTAGGTGATGCGCTCCCGCTTGCCGTGCTCGTCGAGGTACTCGAGGCCCGCGAACTCGCCGCACGCGAGCTTGAGTTGCTGGGTCAGGGTATCGACGGTCTGCTCGTAGTGGTCCGCGTGTCCGCGCGCGATACGCAGCGCATGGACCGCGTCGATCAGCTTGTCGCCTGCCTCGAGCTTGCGAAATTCCTCGTCTCGATGCTGGAACCGCGACAGGAGGTACTTGTCGTAGCTCGCGGAGCCGTCCGGTTCAGGCGGCACGTCGGCGCGAATGTGGTCCACCAGGAATCGCTCGCACCGATCTCGCAGCATGCCGATGAGCTCGTCATCGCGCCGGATCACGTAGTCGAGGGGCTGGTTGTCGATGAACGCGACCAGATCCCAGATGTCCAACCCCGAAACGAACAGGTTCCATTGGCACTGGATCAGGATGTGCGCCGGGACCGCGTCGGTGCCTGGCTCCCCGTACATATGCGCGACCCGCGAGGAGTGAGACTTGATCTCCAGCCCGTTGATCGGCACCGCGCCGCCAGGCCAATAACAGATCCCGTCAGGGGTCGCCTTCGCCCAGGTCACCTCCGGGTGATCCAGGGTGCCCGGCACCTCGACGCGCAGCCCGCGGCGCTCCGCGTAGTCATCGCGGATCTGCGGCTCAAGCAGGTTGCCCCACTTGGTGCGGCTGTTGCCCTCAAACGGCGGCTTGCGCCCCGTCTTGTCGAGGTACACGTCGATGGGCGAACTCCAGGGGTTCAGGCCGACGATGGACGAAACGTCGGTCGCGGAGATGCCGGCTCGACGTTGCGCTAGCTGTTCAGCGGATAGCATAGGAGACCTCGTTGACGATGGAGCTGATGGTTGAGGGCGAAACACCGAACTGCTCGGCTAGCTCGCGCTGGGTGAAGTTGCCGCTGCCGTAGAGGCGGCGGATCTCGCGAACGAACGGATCGGTCAGCTTCGCGCCAGGGTGACGCTCGCCCGCGAGCACGCGACCCTTGCTGACCGCGTCCTGAATGTTGTCGGTGCGCGTGCCGATGGTCAGGTGCCTGATCTCGACGCACGGCGGGTTGTCGCACTTGTGCATCACGTCGATGTCATCGCGCAGCTTCCCGTGGACCTGTTCGTAGATCCAACGGTGCGCGCTGCGCGCCTTGCCGTCGTGCGTGAACCGCCCATACGGTCGATGTCCCTGCCGCCGCGCACCCGTCCAGACCAGGCACTTGCCCTGGCGACGGGTCATCGCGAAAAACCGAACCAAGTCGTCCTCTGTCGCTCGCTTCATGTTTAGACGCTCGCATAGCGGTATGACAACGAGTGACTGGGCTCGACGGTGTATGACGCAACGCCTCGTGATCACTCGCGGAAAAAAGTCAAAGTCGCAAAACCTTGACACCTCGTGTGTGTTTTGACAACAGTACGCACATGGCAGCACTACGCAGAGACAGGCCGCGGAAAGCCATCGCAGAGCGACTGAAGAAGGCGCGGATCGCCGCTGGCATCACGATGGAGACCGCCGCAACGCGGCTCGACATCTCGAGGTCTCAGTGGTGTCAGATCGAGCATGGCTTGCAGTCGATCCCAGCGGAGCGCCTCGTGGACTTCGCCGGGATCGTCAAGACAACGGTTTCCGAGTTGCTGGGGGTTTGATGTCGCGCTACCGCAAGATCGAAGTCGCGGTCTGGACGGACGAGCGGTTCCGTGCGCTGACCTCCGCGCAGGCGAACGCGCAGACCCTGTGGCTCTACCTGCTTTGCGGGCCGCGTACCACCGCGCTCCCGGGCCTTGTGGTCGCGGGTGATCTGGTCATGGCCGCGGACCTCGGATGGTCAGTCGAAGCCTTTCGCGAAGCCTTCGCGGAAGTCTTATCGAAAGGTATGGCAGAGGCTTCCTGGAAGGGCGGGATGGTGGTCCTTTCCAAGGCTCTGTTCGACTCTGCGGGGGAGCCGCGGGAGACCGCTAGGCCCCAGAGTCCGAACGTCATCCGGTCCTGGGCGAAGGCATGGGACGAGGTTCCGGACTGCGACCTGAAGAACAAGTACCTGTTAAAGCTGGAGTCGTTTTCGAAAGCCTTGGGGGAAGCCTTTGCGAAAGCCTTCGCGGAAGCCTTTCGCAAAGCCTTGGCGAAAGCCTCCCGCTACCCTTCCCCGATTCAGGAACAGGAGACAGGAACAGGAACAGGATCTGGTATTACGTCGTCCCCGCCTGCGGCAGGGACCGCGTCAGGACAGGCCCGAGCTGCAAGGCCTAAGCGAGGGGTAGCAGCCTCTCCGGAGTCGATGCAGGCAGCGATACGCCTCATGGGGCTGATCGCGGCCAACACGCCAACCAGCACGCTGGCGAAACTCACACCGGATCAGCGCCGCACCAAGGCCGAGCGTTGGACCGACGCCTTCCGGCTGCTGCACGAGCGCGACGGGCACTCCTGGCAGGAGATCGACGCGATGATCGACTGGTGCCAGCGTGACTCGTTCTGGCGTCAGAACATCCTGTCGGGTGACAAGCTGCGCGAGAAGTGGGATCAACTCGCCGCCAAGCGCGCCGCTGAAACCAAGGGCGACGGCTCGCGCTACGGTCGCGTTGCCGAAGCCAACCTGATCACCAACGACGACATCGACGCCGAGGAGGCCTGGCTGCGCGAGCACGCGCCGGGGATGGTGGCGCGATGACGCCCGAGGACTTCCGCCTCAAGCGGGGGTACATGCTCCAGCGAGGCTGGCCCGAGCGGTCGGTCGAGGCTGCGTATCGCGCGGACGCGAGCAAGCCCGCGGTGCAGTCCCTCGACACCTGGAACAGCGACGACAAGAACGTCGTCGTCCTGAGCGGTCCCGTCGGTGTGGGTAAGACCGTCGCGGTGGCCCGCTGGTGCCTGCTCCGACCGACCAGGATCGTGTTCACGCGCGCGACGACGTTCGCGGCCTCGAGCCGGTATGACCAGGAATCGCGCGCTCGGTACTACGGCAGCGCGGGCCTGTGCATCGACGACCTGGGCACCGAGTACGCGGACAAGAAGGAATCGTTCCTCGTGGACCTCGACGAGCTCGTGGACACCTACTACGCGGACGCGCGTCCGCTGCTGATCACGACGAACCTCAAATCCGCCGAGTTCCAGGCGCGCTACGGAGCGCGCGTGTGGGACCGGCTGCACGACTGCGCCGCGTGGATCGCGGTCAAGGGCGAATCTCTCAGGAGGGCAACACCGTGAGCTACTGGTATCAGGATCCCGACGAGGACGAATCGGACACCTGGGTTCCGCCGCCGCCACCCGACGACGACGATCTGAATTCGAGCGCGGTCGCGAGGCCCGAGCCCGAGCCCGAGCCGTTGCGCCTGGCGCCGGTCGTGCCCATCGGGTCCGCGCGTCAGCGACAGGCCGAACGCATCGCCGGCAAGGTGCGCGAAGTGATCGACGAGGTTGGCGTCCCCAGCGTCCTGGCTGTCATCCTCGAGCAGATCGAGCGGACGCCAAGCGCCGCGACCTCGACGTGCCCGCACTGCCGCCAGCCGATGCTGCTCAACCGTCGGAGCTGCGGACGCTGCGAGGGAGCGCGCAACCGCGAGCGCGTGGAGCGGATGGCCGAGTTGATCCGCGAGATCAAGGGGCTGGCCGTCAAGGGCGATCCGGACCCCGAGCGCGAGCGGACGATCATCCTGCAGCTACGCGAGTCAGGCCACCCTGACCTCGACGGGCTCACGCGCTGGTGTACCGCGACGCGCGAGAAGTCCGAGCACGGGGGCGGCAAGGAGCCCGCGCGAGGCAAGCGATGGTGATCACGCTCGTCGCCGCGGGCGCGGTTGCGTTCGGGCTGATCGGATTGGCCTCGCGTCCGAGTGCGCCTACAGTCCCGCGCGTGATCGACCTGACCCCACTCGTGCGGAGGAAGCGATGAACCACCTGATCTTGACCCTGGCGATCTGGCTAACGTCCTCGAGCGACGCGGACGCCCTGCGCCGCACATCCCCGGCGTACCTCGACGCGCCCACCGCGCACGCGCACCTCGCCGCCGCGCGCGTGGCAGGCGTAGTTCATCGCGTGGACCCCGACCTGCTGCTCGCCATCGCCTGGCGCGAGAGCCGGTACCAGCCGGCGGCGGTGGGCCCGCTCGTGCGCGGGCGGCGCGCGTGCGGCGTGATGCAGCCGATCATGCGCGAGCGGTGCGCCGCACCGAGCCTGCTCGACGGCTACCTGGAGGGTGCGCAGCACCTGCGCGGGTGGGTGCGCGCGACGCGCGACCGGCACCTTGCGCTCGTTGGGTACGCGGGCGGCTACGCGATGATCGCGAAGTGCAAGCTCGGGCCGATCGTGCGCGAGCGGGCCGGCGGCGCGGTCGATCTCTGCTCAGTTCCCGAGCTGCGGCGAGCAGCCTGGATTCGACGCGAGAGGGAGCGGTCGACACGGCAATTAGCCGTCTGGTAGGTTCCGCCCATGGCAAACCTCTTCGTGAACATCCCCGCCCCGGCCGCGAATGGTGCCGGCTCCCCTGTCGACGTGTCGACGTTTGGCAGGACCAAGTCGATCGTGTGCGGTGGTGGATTCGCCGCGACGGTGAACGTCGAGTACTCGACCGACGATGTCGGCGCGGGGCCGTGGGCTCCGCTCGCGACGTTCCTGCAGGCGGGCAATCTCACGATCGACGTGGCGGCGCACTGGATGCGCGCTGTGACCTCCGAGTACAAGAGCGGGGCGCCGAACGTCGACGCGGGGAGCTCGGACGCAGGTTCGCTATTTGCGCTGCTGCCGGCGGATGGGTCGTCGGTGGACATCTCGGCGCTGCCGCTACTCAAGACGGTGGTCACACCGTCGGGGTTTGCCGGCAACGTCGAGGTCAGCGAGGACGGCATCTCCTGGGCGCAGATCTTCTCGTTCCAGAACGGCGGCGCGGTCACGCGCTCGGTCGTCGCGCAGTTCGCGCGTGTCGTCGGCGGCATGGACGTGTGGATGGCCGGCGCGAACGACGCTGGTGCTGGCGGCGGCGCGGTGGGCGAGGCGGCGTTCGCGCTGCTGAACTTCAATTGGCAGGCGAATGATGGGGCGGGTTCGATCGATGGGCAGAAGAACATCCAGGAGTTCACGGTTGTGGACACCGGGGTGCGCGAGTTCACGTTCACCACGCCGATCGCGTCGTTCGACATCGGCAAGGTGATCTTCACCGTCAGCACGGTTCCGATCATCGACGATGCGCAGATCAAGCCTCCGGTGAACGTCTTCTGCGAGGCGACCGGCGCGACTTCGTTCCAGGTGACGGCATACCCGACCCAGGCGAACCCGCCGAACAACGCCGTGGATCCGACGGACAGCATCGCGCGCGTCTACGTTCGCGTCGATCTGACGCCGTAGCGGTAGGCTGGAGGCATGGCGTCTTGTGCAGCCTGCCTCCAACCGCTCCTCCGATCGCAGCGGTTCTTGCTCGAGGGCACCGAGGTGTTCCACGCGGCATGCCTCGGCCAGGCGTACCGGAGCAAGCTGCGGATCACCGAGGCGAGGATCCGCGAGCTTGAGGCCCAAATGGCTGACACACGCCGCGCCGCCGCGCGCGTCGAGGTCGAGGCGAACAGGCTCCGCAACGACGCGGCGTCCGCGCGAGCGCAGGCGATCATGCTCGAGGGGCGGCTCGCAGCGACTCAGGCTCGCAGCGACCAGGACCACGAGCGCCTGGCTGCGCGCGACGAGGAGCTCCGAGAGGCGCGACGGCAGATAGCCTCACTTCGCAGCGACCTTGCCGCCCTGCGCCCCCAGGAGGGTTCGACGGTCGAGGTCGAAGACGCGACGGTTCAGCGGTTTCGGAACCTTGAGCTCGATTAGGGGCTCGTAGTACAAGGGGAACACAATGCGTGACATGCTGAAGATCCCCGAGGAGGGAGTTGGTCTAACCGTCGTGGCCTCGGTCAGCGGCGGCAAGGACTCGACCGCACTGATCCTGGCTCTGCGCGAGGCCGACATTCCGGCGCGCTACGTGTTCGCGGACACCCAGTGGGAAGCGCCCGAAACCTACGCCTACCTCGACCTGCTTCGCGTCAAGCTAGGCATCACGATCGACGTGGTTGGCGCCGAGGGAGGAATGCTGGGGCGCGCTCGACATCGCGCTGGGTTTCCTGGTCGCGTGACACGCTGGTGTACGCGCGAGCTCAAGCTCGTCCCTCTTCGTGCGTACCATGATCGCCTCATCGAGCAGACGGGCATCGAGACGATCAGCGCCATGGGCGTGCGAGCCGACGAGAGCGCGTCGAGAGCAAATGCGCTGGAGTGGGAGGACGAGCCGGCTGGAGCTCGTTCATGGGGAGGATACCTGTGGCGCCCCCTGATTCGCTGGTCGGTTGCCGACGTCATCGAAATCCACAAGCGGCACGGCATGCCGATGAATCCGCTCTATCACCTGGGCTTCGACCGCGTTGGTTGCTTCCCGTGCATTTTCGAGAACAAGGAGGGCATCCGTCGCATGGCCGAAGTCAGGCCCGACAGGGTTGAGCTGCTGCGCGAGGCCGAACGAGAGATCAGCGCCCTGAGAGCCGAGAAAAATCTCACGCGAGAGAAGCCCTACGAGAACACTGACGCGACCTTCTTTCAGACGATCGGCAGGGGGTTCACGGGCATTGACGCGGTCGTCGCGTGGGCCAGAACCGACCGCGGAGGGAGGCAGACCCCTCTGTTCCCGCCGCCACCTCGAGGCGGCTGCATGCGCTGGGGGCTGTGCGAGACGGCGCCGGTCGCTGACGAGAAGTTGCCGTAAGCCACGGGTCGGTTGACCCCCGCCGCCCCCGGGGGGTACTGTCAAGCCCGTGAGCAAGTTGGCACGTTTCCGCGCTCGTCATGGCGAGCCCAAGCGCAACCCGCCGCTGGCGACGGACGTGGTCGAGTACATGCTGCCTGGCTTCGCGGCGTTCGTGGCGTCGCGTGTCGCAACGCGGATGGTCACCTCTCAGATCGCTCGTCGCTACCCGAGCATGGTCAAGCATGCGGGCGCCATCGCGGCGGTCGGCACGTTCGCGGCTGCATGGCTCGGAGCTCACCGCGTCAAGGCTCTCGCCAAGTATCACCATCCGATCGTGATCGGGACCGGCCTTGCGGCGGCGCAGTCGCTGCTCCAGCTCTACCTGCCGGGTCTGAGCAAGCTGATTGGCGAGCCCCTACCCACCGCACTCCCGGCGCCGGCCTCGCGTCCCGTGGCGACCCAGCAGATTGCCGCGGAGGCTCCGGTGCCCGTCGGGTTTACGCCGACGACTGCCAGCGAGTGGTATCGCTACAACGACGCCTACGACGCCGGCAGCTACAAGGGCAAGGTCGAGGTGCCGTCGGCCCAGGCGAGCCCGCCACCGACACCAGATCCGGAGGAGTCGCAGATCAGCGACCTCCTCGACAACAGCGACTTGCAGCTCGATAACTCTGACCTGGGGTTGTTCTCGTGATGCGACACGTCATGGCAGGCGTTCAGAGCGTGCCGCGCGTCATGCGCGGCGCCCCCGTGGTGGACCCTAGGCGCGTGGACGTGCCGCTCTCCGAGCGCGCCCTCGCCGGCCTCGAGTCGCAGGGCCTGGCGCGCACGCTGGGGAGCTTGGCCGGCTCGACGCTTGGTGACGACATCGAGTTTGCCGAGGAGTGCGCTCGTCCTGGCGAAGTGCTGCTCGGACCTGGCCGATGCGGCCCCGACCCGCGCAAGCCGCTTGATCCCTACGCCACGCCACCCGCCGTCGTCTCGACTGGTGGCGGGCTGCGACCCAAGCGCGCGGCGGCGGCGGCGGCTGCATCCGGCAAGGACGTGGTCAAGGGCATGTCTACGACGCAGATTCTCCTTGCAGCCGTCGGCGCTGTCGGGCTGATCTGGTACCTCGGAAAGAAATAGCATGAGCTTGTACTACACAGTCGTCGGGGCCGACGGCATTCCGACCTCAACCGGGGTCGCTCACGACGTGGACGGCAAACCGATCAACACGCTGGAGGAGTACAACAAGTCGGTCCTCGGTCCGATGCAGGTTCCCAGTGGTGGTCGCGTGGTGGTGTTCAGCGGACCAGGCGAGCAGAAAGCATGGCTCGACAAGCTGTCGGCGGCGAGGAACAGCCGCAACGCATCGGTGGTCGCGAGCTTGCTGTCGAAGCAGCCAAGTCAGAGCGCATCGACGTTCCCGACCATTCCGGTCGCCATCGGTGCCGCCGTTTTGCTGTGGTTTCTTCTGAGGAGCAAGTGAGCAGACTGCTCGTTCGCAACGGCGTGTTCGCGCAGGCCCCGTTTGCCGGGAGCCTGGGCGAAGCCGCGCCGGCCTCGCCCGCCGAGGTTGCCGCGACGGTGGACCTGACCGAGGTCAACGAGCGAACCAAGAAGATCCTCGCAGTCATCGAAGAGGACGCCAGGAACCGTCGCACGGCGCTGTGGATCGGCGCGGCGAGCGCGCTCTTTGCAGCGGTCAAGCTCGGCTTCATCGCCTTCCCCGCCATCCGCTCGCGCGTCGGGCGGATGTGATACACCGGAGCTCGCATGGCCTATCCGCAGCCGAATAGCGACCAGTACGCCCTCAACGGCTACACGTTCTTCCGCCTCAACACGCCGCTGTCGAGCCCGGGAGATATCTACGAGTCCGCGCAGGGCGCGCAGGCGTTTGCGATCGGCCCTGACTCCGACGTGGATCGCGTGAACATCGCCTACTTCGACGATCAGCGGGGGCCGACGTTCGTGAACCGCGCAATCATCGGCCCATCGCGGTCGCTGGTGGGCGTGGTTGCGGCGCGGAACGAGGTGCAGTACATGCCCGGGGCGCGGCCTGGGCGGATCCTGATCTGGCCCGAGGTACTCTACGATCCGTCGTTCAAGCCGCCGCTCTGGAACGACAGTCCACTAACCTTCGACACCCTGCAGATTATCCCGCCGCAGCTCGACGTGCTCCAATATTTCACGCCTGTGCCGTCCCTCTCGACGGGTCGCAGCGATCGGACCTACCTGTTCCAGACGCTCGAGGCGCCCGTGCAGCCTAACGCGCAGGGCAATCTGATGATCCCGTACTACGGACGCCGCTATGCGTTCATCGAGGTCACCAACCGCACCGACCTGACCGACCCGACTTCGATCGACTTGGCGATCTACGGGGTCAACTTCGCGTACAGCGTGGCAACTCCCGCGAATCAGCAGACGCATCAGGTGACGACGATCCGAGCCAAGACGCCGCTCGCGTCGAACGCGCAGACGATCAAGATCATCACCGCGGAGAATGACGGCATGTTCGACTACTTGCTGATCCAGACGCAGCGCGTTGGGCCAGGTTTACTCCCTGGATCTCCCTGCCCTGCCAAGATCACCGTCAGCGACTGTGCGAGGTAATTATGACTGTCGCCGCAAGCCTCCCGAGCGCCGCCGCCCTCGCCTGGCAGAACCTGTACAGCAAGTGGCAGGGCAACGATCTGAAGTCCTCGATGACTGCGTTCTGGCAGACGTGCATCGAGCAGTTCCCTGAGCAGCTCGACTATTCTCACCCCGTGAGCAATTGGCTGACGATCCTGGCCGCGCTGGCCGCGCAGATGCCGGCGACGAGCGTGTCCTACCAGGATCTGATCGAGTCGGTGGACACCGTCTATCGTGTCTGCTGGATGACCTCGCAGCTCCTGACGCAGGGTCTGATCACGACGACGCAGGCGACGACCGGCCCGTCGAGCGTCCTGGTCGCGTACAACGCGCAGTTCGCGTAGCGGTTGACGCGGCGACCGCGCCGTCGCATGTTCGCGCCGTGTACATCCGGTACTTCGCGCGCACCGACGATACAGACCTCGGCCTGGCTGCGCTGGCGTACTGCGATCTGCTGGTGGCAACGGGCCTGCCGGTCCTCCTGGTGACGACGCGCTACGCGGACCTGCATCCGCAGAGCGGGTGGAGCCGCCACGGTCGGCTCGTCCTGACGCCCATGATCGGCGTGTGCGTCAACGCGGTGTGCGGTGAGGTCTCGGACTGGCACCGCTGCTACACGCCTGGCATGCGGAACCTGCTCCTGCTCGCGAGCGCCCACTGGACGCCAGTCGCCTCGGCGGAGGCGATCACCTCTGCGATCGACCTCTACGGGGAGACGTTCGCGCTCGACATGGTCGCGTCCAGAGCCCTCGAGTTTGCTACGGGGCGCATCCTGCCGGTCGCCTCCGCGGCGTCGATCGGCCTAACCCCGTGAATCTCCGATACTACGGGCATTTCCTGCATCGAACCGGCTACGGGGTAGCCGCCCGCCACCTCGCCCGTGCCCTGGCCGGCGCCGGTCACCGGCTCCACCTCCGACCCTTGGGCCAGCCCGCCATTGAGCCTGGCGAGCTCTCAGAGCACTTTGAGGACCACGGGCAGGAACCGGACGCTGTCATCGTTCACACGCTGCCACGGGACTGCCATCGCGTTCTGGAGATCGAGAACCTCCACCGGGGCCGCGGTCCCAAGCTCGTTGCCTACACGACCTGGGAAGCCCTGACGGCACCGCTTGAGGTGGTTCACCCCCTGTACGAGCGGTTCGACCAGCTTTGGGCGCCGAGTCGCCCCTGCGCGCTGGCGTTTGCGTCCAATGGTCTGCACGCGAGCGCCGGGGACAGGTCGTCTGCCGAGCGCCGCACCTTCGTCATCCCACACGGGTACGAGCGGTTCCTGGCTGGCGGCGACGACCAGGGTTATAGGGGAAATAGGTTCTATAGGTTCTATTGGGTCGGCGCGTGGACGGCACGCAAGAACCCCCAGGGGCTGATCCGCGCGTTCGCCTACGCCTTCACCGCTCGAGATCAGGTCGAGCTCGTGCTCCATAGCCCAGGAGTGTCGAGGGACACCTTCGTCGCCGCGCTCGCAGCATGCGGGCTCGAGCAGTCCGAGCTGCCCGCGATCCGGTTGAGCAACGTCACGCTGACAGACGAGGAGGTCGCCCGCCTGCACCTCGAGGGCGACTGCTTCGTGTCAGCCGCCCGGGGCGAGGCGTGGAACCTGCCCGCGTTCGATGCGTTGCTCGCCGGTCGGCACGTCATCACCCAGTACGGGCTGGGAAGCGACGAGTTCCTGATCGACACAACCGCTGACCTGATCGACGGCTGGGAGTCGCCCGCCCAGGTCGATGTCACCATGGCCCACTCCGAGGCCGGCGAGGTCACCGTTCGCACGCTCGGCGCCCAGGGTCTGTCCGCGCGCTCGCTGTGGCTCGAGCCTAACCTGTCCTCGCTGGCCGATGCGATGCGAGCTGCCTACGAGGCGCGCACGCGCTCAATCACCCTCGACTACGACCCCGCGTCGCGATTCAGCTACGCCGCGGTCGAACAACAAGTCCTGAACGTGCTGGAGAACTCATGAACAAGTTGCTCGCTACCTTGCTCGCCAACGCCCCCGAGATCGACAATCCCGTCGTCAAGTCCCTGCGCGCCGACGCCCCCGTCGATGAGAACCGCCGCTACCTTGACTGCCAGGTCGTCCTCAAGAGCGGCTACCAGATGGCCGGCGTCCTGACCACGCACGGGGCCATGTTCGTCCTCGGCGCCATCGCGCAGACCCCTGATAAGCGCGTCCTCGTCGCCTACCACTACTTCACCGCGGACGACGTGGAGACCGTCGTCGTCGGCAAGGATCTACCCGACCAGCTCGTCAAGCCCGTCCGCAACGGCGGGCCGATCATCCTCGGCCACTAGGCCAGGTCGCTGGGCGCGATGCGGATCAGCCGCCGCGCGCACCAGGAGCCCTTGACGCCGCCGAGCGAACGCCGGGCGCGCACGACGCCCTGTTGACGCTCGCCGTTCGGGCCGAGGCCCGTGCCGTTGCCCTCGACCGTCAGGAACATGCTGGTCGCGGCGTCGAAGCCCTCGACGAAGCAGATGTGCGCGCCGTAGCCCGGCTTGGGTCCAATAAGCAGGATGTCACCCGTCTGCACGCCGAAGGTGAGGCTGGCCGAGGTCGAGCTCTCGTCGAGGTCCACGATCATCCGGTACGGGCCCGTCGCCGGCTTGGGGTTCGGCTTGTCGTTGACCGGCAGGTACCTCGCGTAACGATCGAGCCGGTAGGTCGAGGCGTAGTAGGTCTGGCGCAGCGACGCCTTGACCGCGATCCACGCCGACGCCAGGAACGCCCCGCACCACTCAAAGCTGCCGTCCCCGGCGTAGGGAGGCTCCCAGGTCCAGAGCAGCCCCTTCTGGATCATGCCGTCGATCGCGCCCCGACACCGATCAGCGTCCGCTGACTTGTCGCTGGTCGCAGGGTCGTAGATGTCCTGCCGCCACTCGGCGTCGGCGTTGGCGAGCGCCTGCGAGGCAGCAACGGTGAGGGTGTCGAGCTTGGCCACTTCCTCGATCTTAGCGCGAGTCGCAGGCCCGCACATCCCGTCGGCGGTTAGATCGGGGTAAGCGGCCTGGAACCGGCGCGTCAACACGGTGACATGCGCCGGGGTAATGCGGCCCGCGGCCAGCTCGCTAGCGTTGTAGTCGTCAGCCTTGGACATGCCGAGAGGTTACCACTGGCTCCCCCCTCGGCATGCGCCGAGCGCGAGCTTAGAGCTTCAGCAACGCGGCAAACTGCACGACCGCCTCGAATGCGCGCTCGTAAGCGGCCTCGGACGGAACCACCTGTGCGCCGAGCGAAGCCTTGAACTCTTCAAGCGCGGCAGCGGCATGCGCGGCAGCGGCAGCGTCAGCCGCCTGCGTGGACAGGCCACGCTCGCGCAGCTTGGCGGTGACGGCCTTGTGAATCGCGGGTTCGATATTGCGTGCCATGATCGTTACTCCTGAGGGTGAGGTTGAGGGTGCGTGAGATCAGGAAACGCGGAAGACGCGCGTGCCCTGGGTGACGAAGTCGGAGAAGTTGGAGCCTGCCGTCGGGAACGTCGTCGCCGGCCAAGCAGCCTGGATGCCCAGGTTGCCCGACTTGAACGCGCCGAGCGTGCCGACAATCGTCGTCGGCGGGCCGACCGGGACGCCGGGCTGGTAGGGCACGTCGTTCTGCTCGCAGTATCCGCCGTCGGTCGCGGAGACGCCGACGCCGGGGTACAGATTGCCGCTGCTCGTGACGCTGCGGAGGTGCAGATCTGAGCCGTTGCCCGTCACGGTGATCGCGGCGTTGGTCGCGCCGGCCAGGGGGGCGACCGCCGACGTGTTGGCGATGTCCACGCCCATCAGATAGAGTTGCCCGCCCGTCCAGTAGATGGCGCTGTTGACCGGCCCCTCCATGTCGTTCGCGGTCGGCGGCGTGAAGTTGGGGAGCATGTCGATGAACTGCGTATTCATCACGTCGAGCAGCCCGACGGTCCCGCCGTTGAACTGATCGAACAGGTCGCGGAAAAACAGCGGCGTGGTGCGCCGGATGACGCAGCTCTTGATGAGGCTGTCGAGGCCACGTGCGCCCCACACCGTGAGCTGCGTGGTTCCGCCGACGACGATCGACTCATTGACGAAGCACGAGGTCCACGACAGCGGCGCCATCGCGAACAGGATGCCCGGCAGGTAGCACGCTCGCGCGCGAATCCACGACTCACCGACGAGGCCGCACCCGGGCAGATCGCAGAGCATCAGGCCGACGGGAGGCGTGGTGCCACCGACCTGAAGGCCCCAGTTGGCAAAGGCGCCATCGGGCGGCAGCGTCGAGGAGATCTTGAGCCCGCCGAGAACCGCCATCGAGTTGATCAGGTTGACCGCGCCCCGGTGCAGCCGGGCCGGATCCTTCGTCGCCTGGAGCTCGGCGGAACACTCCATGATGCGGATCGGGAACGTCGGCACGCTCGTCTTCGTGATGTAGATCGTGTCTGCCGTGTTGTTCCAGACGACGCAGTGCTCGGTGGCGAGCCCGGCGCCGATCACGAACTTGCCCTTGAGCTGACCCGGGGTCCACCCCGCGCCCGGCGACTGGATCGCCTTGAGGCCGGTCGATGCGGTGGGCGTGGTGATGACCGCGCCCGCAGCCGGGATCGTCGTGATGCCCGTGACGCCGGTCGCGAGTCGGGGATCGGCCGTGATATTGACCGCCCCGTAGTAGTAGAAAAACTCCTCGTCGAACGCGAAGTCACCGATCGACTCCGTCGTGACGAACACCGGGAACTCGTACATTTCGGGCAGCGTCTGAACGCCCGTGCCGGTGCCATCGACGTGGTAGGTCACGCCAGCCGGAACCAGGGTCGGCACGTCGCGCACCGCGCGCTCGATCGTCTTGTACGGGTTGGTCAGCGAGCCGGTGCCCGTGGCGTCGTCGCCCGTGATCCGCGCGTAGATGAAGATCTCGCTGGGGATGAACGGCGGCTGCGGGGGCTCGGCGCCCGCCGTGTCGTCCGTCGTCGCTCCGAGGTAAACGTCCTCGCCGCTGCCGGCGACGCGCGCGAACTTGCCCACAACCTCGCGACTCTGCTGCCCGCCGTCCTGGAACGACCAGATCTGCGCGTAGCTGACGCCGTCGCCACTGATCTCGACGTTGCCCGCGAACGAGCTCGGAGCGATCACCGTCTTGAGCAGCGGCGCAGCGGAGATATCAACCGCGGTGCCGTTACCCGGGAGCAGCACGAAGCTAGCGTCACCGATCACGGCAGCGCCCACGTCGATGTTCGCGACGCCGCTCTTGTAGTCCGACACGCGCGCTCGCATGAAGCGCGCGGACACGGACACGGTGACGTTGCCCGACCGCTGGAACGTCGCCAGCGGTGCCCAGACAGCGGCGCCAGCGTCGTTGCTGATCTCGAGGTTGACCGTCGCGACGAACGGTCCACCGCACACGATCGTCTTCGTGCTCGCCATCTGCGAGGTCTCGACGGCGGCGCCCGTGCCGTTACCGGCGGGAACAGGGATGTTGAGGAAGAGGTTGCTCATGGCGGCTAGGCTATCACTAGGCGGGCGTGCCGGTCGCGTCAACCCACTGCGTGCCGTCCCACCAGATCGGGAGGCCCAGGTCGGTGTCGAACGTCATCGTCCCCGTGTGGAGCGTGTACAGCGGGTTCACCGATGGGCGCCCCGCCGTCGTGCAACTCCAGCCGGTGAGGACGTTCTGGAGCGTCGTGCCGGCGAAGCCCGCGTTGACGGGGAGCGGCGTCGGCAACCCGCCCGTGACGACCTGATACACCAGGGTCGCGCTCGCCGGGCCGGTCACGTAGTCGTCGGTGACGTTGAGCGCACCGTACACGCCGACGATCAGGGTCGAGCCCGCGCCGAGGTTGACCACGGGGGCGGTGTCGGTCAGCGTCGCGTTGAACAAGCCCGCAATCACGAAGAGATCGCCTGCCGCGACCTCGATCATTGGGACGGTCCCGGCGTTTTCCAGGCTCGCGTTGAACTCAAGCTTGAGCGAGCGCGGCCCACCCAACGGTGGTGCCCCAAACTCCAGCGGCGTGAGCGAGGTGGACAGGCTTCTTAGCGTGATCTGCCCCAAGATCGCGCCGAGGTTGTACAGTTGGGCGCCGTCGTCCATCGTGACCACGAACGTCTCGATCTCCGGGTCTGAAATGAGCTGCATCCCGTTCACGTCGTACACGCCTGGCGGGATCGACGCGGACCCGTTGAGGTAGACGGTCAGCGGGTGATTGACCGCGGCGACGAATGCCATCACCTCGGCCCACGTCGTCGCGTCGCCGCCGCCGCCGGGTGCCCACGAGATCGTGCCAATGCCGCCGCTGCCATTGCTGGTTCCGCCGAGGTACACGTCCTCGCCGCTGCCGATGACGCGAGCGAACTTGCCCACGACCTCGCGACTCTGCTGTCCGCCGTCCTGGAACGACCAGATCTGCGCGTAGCTGACGCCGTCGCCGCTGATCTCGACGTTGCCCGCGAACGAGCTCGACGCAACCACTGTCTTGAACAGCGGCGCAGCGGAGATGTCCACCGGGGTGCCGTTACCCGGGAGCAGCACGAAGCTAGCGTCACCGACCGCCGCCGCACTCACGTCGAGGTTTGCGACGCCGCTCTTGTAGTCCGACACGCTCGCGCGCATGAAGCGCGCGGACACGGACACGGTAAGGTTGCCCGATCGCTGGAACGTCGCCAGGGGTGCCCAGACGAGCGCGCCAGCGTCGTTGCTGATCTCGAGGTTGACCGTCGCAGCGAACGGGCCACCGCACACGATCGTCTTCGTGCTCGCCATCTGCGAGGTCTCGACGGCGGCGCCCGTGCCGTTACCGGCGGGAACAGGAATGTTAAGGAAGAGGTTGCCCATGGCCGCTAGGCTATCAGCGACCTACAGGATCAGTCCTGTTAGATCACTCCTCGTCCTCCCCTTCTTCCTCCCCTTCCTCCCCTTCCTCGCCCTCCTCGCCCTCCTCGCCCTCCTCGCCCTCCTCCTCCTCCTCGTCCTCCTCCTCCCCCTTGTCGTCGTCTTCGCTCTCCTCGTCCTCGTCGAGGCGACTGATCATGTCCTCAAGGGCAGATTCCTCGACCTGGGCGGCGAGCGCGTCAACCCGACCCTGGCAGAACATGCGCCATGCCTTCTCGGTGTCTCCTCCGAGCGCGCGGACGGCTTCTAGATTCTCGTGGAGCCACTCGACCTTCGCGCTCGAGTCCGCGCTCGCCATGACAGCCCGACGAGCGACCTCGAGCGAGGTCTCACGCATGGGCGCCCCTGAGAGGATGCGCTCGACGAGCCCGTCCATGTCCACCTCGCCATCGAAGGTGTCCGTGCGGCCCAGGATGTAGCAGGAAATGTAGCGATCACGCATGGCGCGCATCCTGCCCGTAGCGTATGCGGTTGACAAGCGTTCCGTCGTTTGTAATACGTTGGGCATGCCGAAGACCCGTCAAGACCTCACGGAGATCATGCAATTTCGCGTCAGCACTGAGGACAAGCTCTTGATCGAGCAGGCGAGCGACGCCGACAGGACCAGCGTTGCCGAGTTCCTGCGGCGCGCGGCGCGTGATGCGGCGCGGCGCGGGGTCAAGCGGGCGAGCGGGCAGGAGTCGCGGTGACCGCGGCAACGGTCCAGGGGCCGATCAAGGCGGTCCCCTGCGCGCACTGTGGTCAGCCGATGGACCTTGCCGAGCTCCAGGAGCAGCTCGGTCATGGCGTGTCGATCGAGTGCGATCACTGCTCGAGGAGCAGCGAGATCGTGGACATCCGGCGGGTCTACGTCCTGCGCCAAGCGTAGCCGCCCCCTTACCACTGGACGTGAACATGCGAACCAAGGAACAGATCATCGACGAGGCTCGCCTGCTGGCGGATGCGCTCGCACCGCACGACGGCAACCTGCACCTGCGGACCCTGCGGACGCTCGCCTCGCTGATCAGCGACCTGGCGGTCCTGGCCCTCGACCGGCCCACCAGGAAGCGCAAGTGATCGTCATGGTCAGCAACGCGACGGGAATTGAGGTTGGATTACTGGCCGGTAAGCATCCGGGTCGAATCGGTCACCTGTTCTCGCCTGCCGGCGAGCGCGGTCCCTGGCGAGAGGTGCCGTATGGGCTCGATAACGGCGCGTGGTCCGCGTTCAAGAATGACCGCGCGTGGGACGAGGGTGGCTGGCGCAAGCTGCTGAACTGGTCGGCCCTGTCCGGCATCTGTCCGCTCTGGGCTGTCGTGCCCGATGTCGTCGCGAATCGCGCCGCCACGCTAGAGCTCTGGCCGAGGTACGAGCCAATCGTTCGATCGTTTGGGTTTCGCGCAGCGTTCGCGGCGCAGGACGGGATGACGTTCGCGGACGTGCCGGATAACGAGTGCGTCATCTTCCTGGCAGGCTCCACCGAGTGGAAGCTCGCCAACATCGATCCGTGGTGCGCTCGCTTCCCGGCGCGCGTTCATGTGGCGCGCGTGAACACTTGGGAGCGGCTGATTCTTTGCTGGCGAGCTGGCGCGATCTCTGTTGACGGTACCGGATGGTTCCGCAAGGGAAAGCTGACCGGCACCTCGCAATTCAACGAGCTGAGAAAGTTCTTAAGGGAGACATCCAACGATGCGCTATCCGCTGGCACCTAACCCGATCTTCTGGACCCTCCAAGGCGAAGGTCATCTGCGTGGCTTCCAGATGGCGTTCGTGCGCCTTGCGGGATGCTCGGTGGGTTGCGCTGAGTGCGACACCGACTATCGCGTCACGTCGCACGCAACCGCCGAGGCAATCGTCGAGCTCGTGCGAGCGGTTTGCCCTCAAGGCGATCGTGATTGGTGGGTCTGGATCACGGGAGGGGAGCCCGCCGATCACGACCTGCGACCCCTGCTGCGCGAGCTCAAGATGGCAGGGTTCTCGACTGCGGTCGCCAGCTCCGGGAGCAAGCGGATCGTTCCGCCCGTGGATTGGCTGTCGATCTCGCCTCACAGCGCCGATCCTGGTCGGTTCGTGCAGCGATACGGCAACGAGATCAAGATCGTCGATGGACTCGGCGGTCTATCCTTGGAGGAGTGGGCGGCAGCGTGGCCCGACGACAGGACGGACTTCCTGTATCGATATGTCCAGCCAATCTGGCGCGACGGTGCCGAATGTCCAGAGTCACTCGAGCGTTGCAAGGCGTTCTTGAAAACCCGCCCTCGCTGGTCGCTGTCGCGTCAGGACCACAAGCATTGGGGCGTGGTGTGAGCATCCGACAGGCATGGCGAGCTCGCTCGCTCGCGGAGTGGCGCGAGGAGTTCATCTATCGCGCCGCGATCATCGAGTACGAAGGTGGCCTGGACCGGCCCGAGGCCGAGCGCATCGCGCTTGAGATCGTCGGCCCGTACACGCGCGAGATGGACCGAGAGAACAAGCAGAATCCGAGGAGGCGATGACCATGCAGATCAAAGCGTTCGCGCGAGAGGACTTCGACGGCTGGCTCGACGAGGGAGGGGCAGCATCCTTCGTCGTCCAGTCCGTGTGCCACGAGGGGTCCGAGCAACTCGTCTTTCACCTAGGCGGCATGCTCTCGATCCGCTGTCGGACGTGCAACCGGCACGTCTGTAACGTCGTCGTCAACACGCCGACCCAGGACGAGATCGAGGCAGCGTCAACGCCCGCAGAGCCGGTTCGGCTCAAGCCATCGTGCCATCCCAAGGCGGGGCTGCGCCTCACCTACAGCGACGGTGGCATCCAGGCGCGGTGCGGTCGGTGCCGTGCTGCGATTCAGCGGCTCACGGTCAAGTCGAGCGTCGAGGACGCGAATGTAGGCGATCATGGGTGACATCACCGACGAGGAGCTGCACGACGTGGTTGAGGATGTGATGCTCGAGGAGATTCAAACGCTGCGCGTTAGCGTCGAGGACTGGAAGAAGGTTGCCCAGGACTGGGCGAAGGAGAACCTGGCGACGACCATGCGCGCGATCGAGGCCGAGGCTGCGCTCGCAGCCGCCCGCGCCGAGCTCGAGCGCGCACGGGGCGCGTCCGACAGGATGGTGGATGCGTTCAGTAGCACGCTGGACCGCATCGCATCCGCGATGGGCTGCGACCCCGACCCCGAGGCCGATCTCGTCGAGGCGGTGCGCCTGCTCGTCCACGAGCGTGATGAGGCGCGGGCCGAGGTTGAGGGTCTGCGCGCAGCCCGCGCCTGGCGCGGCAAGGGGGCGCCGTGAGCGACTGTCGCCACCGCTGCGTCGCGGAGTACCTCGGCCCCAAGATGCGGCGCCCCATCCCGGCGAACCACCGACCGGGCCACGGCGCTGCGTGGCACCCCGGCGTGTTCAAGCTCGTGTGCGTCACGTGCGGCGAGTTGATGCCCCTCGGCCCCGCCAACGACACGCCGGCCGTGCGGGTCGAGATTCGCGCCGCCGCACTGGCGCAGGCCACGCGCGAGGAGGACTACGGCCGCGAGGATGAGACGTGGACCGAGGAGGAGGGCGACGGCTGGAACCGTCATCAGTACGACTGGCCGACGATGGGCGATGCCGAGCGTGCCGGCTGGCTCGCCCGCGAAATCTGGACGCACGAACAGGAGACCCCGTGAGCGACATCGACAAGGCCGTGGAACTGGCGCGCGATCACCGCGTCGTGTGCGATCGGCCTGGCAGGGCCGGCTACGCTCGCCGCGCTCGAGCGCGAGATGGAGGCTGGCGCAGCGAGACACGGGAAGGCTGATATGTTCGACGCAATGATCGAGGCTGCATCCACGCTCGACGAGCTACGCATCGAGAACGCCAACCTCAAGGCCAAGGTAGGCGACCTCGAGCGCAGGCTGCGCGCGGCGCTCGCGGCCCGCGGGTCGGGCTGCATGTGCAGCTCCGTTTACCTTGAGCTCTCGCCTGGGATCCACGCGCAGTACTGCCCGTTGGTCGGGCAGGCCCTCGAGGACGGTCGCCAGCGGTGGACGTGCGAGCGATGCGGCGCGGTCTCGACGGTGGAGGACTGCATCGTCTGCGAGGCCCTGGAGCTCGTGCCGTGAGCGCCCGCTACGATCACATCGACTTCACACCCCCGGAGAGCGTGCAGCGCGAGGCGCGACTCGGCCTCGAGTGGCGCCGCACCTACGGTCGCGGCGGGACAGCCGTTGGCGTTGCTCGCGCCGTGCAGCTATCCAGCGGTCGCACCGTGTCGCCGCAGACCGCGCGCCGCATGTTCGCTTTCTTCGCCAGGCATCAGAAGGACTTGGACGCGCCCGCCGCGCAGGACTGGCATCCCAAGTATCCGAGCGCCGGGGTGATCGCGTGGCTGCTGTGGGGAGGCGACCCTGGCTACCGATGGGCCGCGACGCTGATCGATAAAATGTGGGTTGCAGACGGCGAGCAGTGAGCGACGGCTGACAGCCGCCGTGTCGCTGTACACTCGGCGGCATGACCGAGCAGACGAAGTTTGGGCTGACCGAGGTAGCAGCGGTCGCTGCCATCGAGCTGCTCAAGTCCCACTACAGCAGGATCCCACCCGCGAACATCGCCAGACGAATGGCTGTCGCCGGGGTCATGGGCGTGGCTGGCGTCCTGGTCGCCTCGGCCATCCTGCGCGCCCTGCGGTAGCCAGCACTCGGCTTGCGCCGCTAGGTACACTCGGCAGCATGACCGATAACACCAAGCTCGCCCTCGCCGCCGGGGCCGTCGTTGCAGCCATCGAGCTGCCCGTGTCCCAGCACTACGTCACCGTCCCGCCGACCGGGACCGCCAAGCGCATGGCAATCGCCGGGAGCATGGCGATCGCGGGTGTGCTGGTGGGCGCCGCCATCCTGCGCGCCATGCGGTGACGCCTGGGCGATCTCAAGGTCGAGCCGGGCGCTACGCTCGCTACGGTTGCTACGATTGGTTCGTCTCGCTCACGAGCCGGGGCGCCACCCCGGCTTGAATCGCGCCTGGGAAGGGTCCATAATACTAATTATGTCAACAGAACCCGAGGACGCCCTAGTTGCGGTCGAAGCAAACAGCGAAGACGACATTACGTTTCTGACGATCCACATCGACCGCAACGGCAACCCCTCCTATTTCGTGGCATACAACGCAGAGATCGACTCCTCGGAGGTCGAGGTGTCCGCGGAGGTGTGGAGGGACGTTGCAAGACTTAAGTCCTTGCAGAGGCTTCGCAGGATCCAGGTCGAGCTTGATGCTATCGACAGCAAGCTATGAAGCGCAGCCTTCAGGTTCATGTCGAAACCGGCAGCTTTGAGGCAATGGTCGGGCTCGCGCTCGGTCAGATCAGTAAGAACCGGAACACCCTGGACGCCTACTGGCGCGACGTGCAGCAATGGCTCGCGTTCTGTGGTCGCCGGGGCATCGACCCTCGGTCCCCGCGGCGTCAGGAGGTCTCGGCGTGGATCGACGAGATGCGCGAGGCCGGGATCCAGCCCAAGACCCGCACCAGGCGTATCTCGAGCCTCGCCAGCATCTACCGCGAGCTCCGACGCGAGCTCTACGATCAGGAAGGCAAGGAGCTACCGCCGGTCGTCGAGGGCCGCAACCCCTTCTCAATCGACGACGGGCCGCGTCGCGAGCGCGGGAACCCGCGCAGGCCAACCCCCGTCGCCAGGCCCGACGTGGTCGCCAAGCTCCTCGCGACGTGCGACGACTCCCCGCTGGGGGTTCGCGATCGCGCCCTGATTCGCGTCCTGTGGGCCACAGGCATCCGGCGCAGCTCCGCGGTCGCGATGACCATCGACGCCCTTGAGGAGGATCGCGAGGGCTACCAGACCGAGGTGACGGCAAAGGGCGACAAGCGGATCCGCCTGCTGATCCGGGGCCAGGCTGCGACCGCGCTTGCCGCGTGGCTGGATGTGCTGCGCGCTGCGGGCCTCACAGCCGGCCCGCTGTGGCGAACCAAGCGAGGCGCCCTCACCGACCGGGGCCTGTGGCGGATGCTGCGAGCTCGAGCCGACCGCGCGAAGGTGACGGGGCGATTCTCGCCGCACATGCTTCGCGTGGCCTTCCTGACGTTCAACCGGGCGGGCCTCGAGGCCAAGCAGGAGGCCGCGGGGCACGCTGACCCTGCGACCACGCGCCTGTACGACCGCACCGCGTGGCGAGGACGCCAGGCGTTTGAGCAGATGCCAGAGATCGAGGAGGCCGAGTGAGCGAGCTGACCTGCTGCGCGATCTCGACCTGGCACCCTGACTTCGTCGCCGCCATCCACAGGCACTACACACGCTCGCGCGGTGCCCCCCCCGGTAAGAAGATGGCGTGGCGCATCGCCCTCGACGACGAGACCATCGGCTGGTTTGGCCTGGGTGAGCCCGCCTACAAGCTCGCCCCGCGTCGCCGGCTCGGCCTCGAGGACGCCAGGCCCGCGCCGCTGACCGTCGCGAACTTCATCTTCCGCCTCGAGCGCGCCGCCCCGGAGCCCGCAGCCTCCGACGTGTTGCGTCAGCTTCTGCCCGTGTTCCTGGGCGACTGGGAGGCGCGGTACGGGTGGATGCCGCTCCACCTGGAAACCCTGGTGGACCCCGGCGAGGTCGGAGGCGAGCGCGAGGATCACGTCGCGGGCTACGCCTACCGGCGGGCAGGGTTTCGCTCCCTAGGGTTGACGACGGGCCGCTCCGCGCGTCGCCCTCCCGGAGCCACCCACGGGGCTCGCGTCTGGTCCGACTCGACGCCCAAGCTCGTCCTGTACCGGGGACCGCTGCCCCGCCTGCCCGCGCCTATCGCGACGACTTGAGCAGCCGGTAGGCGATGTACGCCGCGTAGCCGCCGGTCGCGAGACGCGCAACGCCTCGAGCACTCAGGGCGAGGTGCGCCGCGAGGGCACCGACCAGCAGCTCGGTGGAGCTCGGCGCCGCGGTCGCCTTCTCGACCGCCTGGTCGTCCCCGACGTACATCAGGGTCGTCACGCCGCGCTCGGCGGGCTGAGTGTAGGTGATCTTCATCTTAGATCATGTTCTTTCCCCAGACCGCGAACCCTGTGCCGACGAGCAGGTTGATGCCCGTCGGGTCGTACATGCGGAGGCTCGTGATCTGGGCAGCGGTGTTGAACCACATGCCCTGCGCGAGCGTGATGCGCGGCGCAGCGGTCGCGGCGTTGGTGCCTGCCTCGGTGACGTTCATCGCGATCACCTTGTTGCGCGCCAGGATGTTCGTGATGTTCAGGGTGCCCGAGCGCCCGAGCGCAATCCCGATCGGGCCGGTGCCGATCCGGTTCGTCGAGAGGTTCTCCTGGTTCGTCCACGCCACGCCGCCGCTCGCCGCGTAGAGGAAGCGCGACGAGTAGTTATTGCCCGTGTCGGCGTTGAACTGGAAGCTCGCGATGTCGTTGCCCGCGTAGCCCGTGACGACGAACTGGACCATCAGCATTTCGCGAGCCGCGATGGTCACCGTCGCGGTGTTCGGCGCGTTGGCGACAAGCTCGGTCGAGCCGAGAAACTCCCAGCCGCGCGCGTCGGCGGCGAGCCCGTCGAGGGTGACCGAGCCCGACTCGATCAGGTGCCCGTCGTTCCAGTTGGAGGGGCGGACGAGCGTGGGATCGCCGCTGTCGGGCTTGAGGGACGTGAAGTTGTGCTTGATCGCCATGGGTTATTCCTGCCAGTAGAAGACGGTTCCGAACACGGTGATCGCACCGTCGAACGCCGAGGGTTGAAACGCATCGTCCTGAAACGGGGGCGTCGAGGTGATGCTCAGGCCCGCGCCCGCTGCCGTCGCGAACAGAAAGCTCGGCGGGGCCACGCTCGCGGACACTTCCGGCGCGACGATCGCGCCGGTCAGGATCGTCACGCCATCGACGAACCAGACGTAGGGCGCCTTGTACGCCGACAGTTGGTAGCCGTAGACGTAGATCCGCTGACCGGCCACGCCCGCGATGAGCGCGGTCGTGCCCGTCGCCGCCGTGATCGGCTTGGCGAGCAACGTGATCGACGGGCTGATGAAACTGGGGCCAAACGCGGGCATTAGGTAAGCTCCTGCACGAGCACGCTCGCACCCGCGCCGCTCGCGCGAGCTTGGATCGCGCCCGTGTACGCGGGGTAGGGTAACTCGTAACTGGCGCCGGGCGCGAGCGCGACGACGTAGCGCGTGCTCGTCGGCGCGGTGGCCCCCAGGCGCAGGTAGATGATCCGCCCGCCCGTCGAGTTGCCGACGGTGAGGCCGAGCCGTGCCGGGTTCGCGGCGACGATCTGCGTGCCCGGCGCGACGGCAGGCACCGCGACGACCGTGTCCGAGATCGCCATGCTACGTTAGCTCCTGCACGAGGACGCTCGCGCCCCCGCCGCTCGCGAGCGCCTGGATCGCGCCCGTGTAGGTCGGGAACGGTAGCTCGTAGGTCGCGCCGGGCGCGAGTGCGACCGCGTACTGGCTGGCGGTCGCCGCCGTCGCGCCGAGGCGCAGGTAGATCGTGCGCCCGCCCGCGCAGTTGCCGATCATGAGCCCCCGCCGGTTCGCGTTCGCGGCGATAACCTGCGTACCGGGCACGATGTTGGACACCGCGACGACCGCATCGCCCGCCACGCTGGGGCGCGGGAAGCTCGCGCTGCCCGGCGTGAGCTGCGTGACCGTGCCATCGCTCGCGAGGGCGAACAGTTGCGAGACGCCCGCGTCCTCTTTGGCGAAGACCTTGACGACATCAGGTTGCGTCGGCGGATCGCCCGCTTCGGGGAGAACGATGCTGTAATCAGGTGCGGCCATCGCGTCCCCTTAGATGAATCGATATTCGGTGAAGTCGACCCGCGCGACGACCCAGCACTCCGATTGGCTGGACCCCGTGTCGAAGGTTAGCGCGATCCGATCGGGCGCGGCGGGCGTGCTCAAGGTCAGCGTCCAGGTCTGCGAGAACGGGTCACCGTAGATCGCGCCCGGTCCCAGCGCGCTGATGACGGGGGCGGCACCCAGGCTGTAGGCGGTGAACGCTAGCTCATACGCACGCGAACCGTAGGGGCCACCGGAGTAGATGCCGAACGCGAGCGCCTGGACCTTGAACAGGTACGCGACGCCTTTCTGCAACTCGATGCCCGGCGTGCCGACGAGTCCAAACCCAAGCTCGACGCTCTCGAAGAGTCCGCCGCCCTTCGTGGAGCCGCGCAGCACGAGGTGCGAGGTCTGGGGCGGGCCATGCGCCACGCCGCCGCCCAGCGCGGACAGGTCGAGCCCTGCCGCGAGGCTGTGCTGCGTCTCGCGCAGCGCGGTCGCGAGCAAGCCCTGCGCGTGTGCGTAGTCGCCGGTCGCCGTGTTGCCGCCGCCGCCCGGCACCGTCGCGCCGTAGCCGCTCGCGCTGTTGTCAATGCCGCCGCCGATCGTCGAGCCCTCGCCCGTCGCGCCCGTGGCTGCGGGGTTGAGCACGTTCGTCTGACTGCCCAGGTTCGTGATCGCGGGCAGCGCGTTGTTGATCGGGCTCTGGATCGCGCGGTCGCTGCGGATCGACAGGTTGGCGCCTGGCACCGCGTCGTCGAAGATCACCGCGTAGGGTGCCGCCGCGACGGTGACCGCGCCGGGGCCAGGCGTGATCGTGATGTTGCTGCCCGCCGTCAGGCTCGCAACGTTGTAGCTGCCCGCGTTGCCGATCAGCAGCTCGCCGTTGGCGGGCGCGGTCGCGGTGTTGGTGCCGCCGTTGGCGATCGGCAGCACGCCCGTGACCTCGATGGCCGACGACAAGATGACCGGCGCAGCCGGCGAGACGAACGCGCCGTTGACGACGTGCGCGATGCCCGTGCCCGCGATCGACGGCAGCGTGGTGTGGACGTGCGACGGGTACGAGCCGCCGAACGCGATCGTGACCGTCTGCCCCGGCGTCGTGGCGTAGGCGTGGATCTCGACGAAGATCCGGTCGGTCACCAGGATCGGCGTCTGCGGCACGATGGCCGAGCCGATGTACTGAATCAGGCTGGTCGGATCGAACAGCGGGATGTCGGGCGAGGCGTCGATCAGCGTCGGCGGGTTGACACCATCGTAGACGTAGACCTCGTAGATCAGCAGGATCTCGCCCGGCGTCGTGCTGGTCGCGGACTGCGCCCACACGTTGTAGTCCCAGATGCCCGCCGGGATGGCGGTCAACCCCGGCACGTTCACGTCGGTGACGAAGCTCGCGACGACAATGTTGCCGACGGTCGGCAGCACGCCCGAGGTCACGGTCGCGCCCGCGATCTCCGCGACCTGCCCGAACTGCCGCACGCCCGCCGGCAGGTTGACCGTCGGTGCCTGGGGCGCGGTGCCCTGGTTCAGGTAGTAGATCACGCCGCCGCCGCCCGACGAGCCCGACGACACGCTACCGGGAACCCACGCCGAGCCGTTCCACGTCAGCACTTGCGCGTTGACCGGCGCGGCGATGGCGACGGGGTTGCCTTGGAGGGCCGTCACGGTCGCGGCCTGCGTGCCCGTGCCCGGTCCCGCCGTCACGTCGTTGGTTAGCTGCGTGATGCCCGTCGTCGCCGTCGCCGCAGGCGCCCAGGCTGCGCCGTTCCACGTCAGCACGTCGTTGGCGGCTGGCACGGCGGCGGTCACCGCGTTGCCTTGCAGCGCGATGACGGTCGCGGCCTGCGTGCCTGACCCTGGCCCCGCGAGCACGTCGGTCGTGAGCTGCGTGATCCCGGTGTCGGGCGGGATCACCGCGACGAGCGGGTTGCCCGCCGTGCCGTCGCCCGTGATGGTCGTGCCATCGACCGCGACGGCGACCAGGCCCGCGAGACCCGCCGGATCGACCGCGAGTGGCGAGCCCGTGCTGCCGTCGCCCGTGATGGTCGTGCCATCGACCGCGACCGTGCGCGGGATCGTGATGGTCGCGGTACCGCCGCCGCCGCTCGCGACGACGCCCTCGCCCACGAAGTCGAGCGTGGAGAACGGCCCGCCCGCGACCGGGACGCCCTCGTCCTCGACGATGATCGTGGCACCGCCGCCGCCCGTCGCGATGGCGCAGGCGCCGACGTTGACGACTGGTAGCCCAGGGTCGAGTTGCGGCACGCCCGAACGGACGACGCGCATGTACCGCGCGACGATCTGCTGGCTCTCGGAGCCCGGGTTGTTGAACCCGAAGCCGATCTGCGACCAGCGTGCGAGCCCGTCCTCGCTGACCTCGATCTGGACGTAGCCCCGGAACGGACCGCCGACCGTGATGGTCTTGAGCAGCGGCAGCGAGCTCACATCGATGGCCGCGCCTGCGCCGTCGCCCGGCGTCACCGGCAGGCTCGCGAAGGCCGCGCCCTCGTCCGTGCCGCCCACATCGCACGTCGGCACGCCGCGCACGTAGCCCGTGACCGTGGCGCGCATCCAGTGAGCTGCGACGCCGAGGTTCGCGCCGTCCGCGTTGCCGAACCCCGCGACGGGAGCCCATTGCGTCGGGACGGCCTGGTTGCTGATCTCGATCGTGACGGTGCCTACGAAGGATCCCGAAACCGAAACCGTCTTGTAGTAGCCGAACGCCGAGACATCGACCGCGGCCCCGCTGCCATTCCCGGGCGTGACGGGGAGGTTGGCGAACAGGTTAGCCATGCCCCGCAGGCTATCACGGAGCCGACGAAGCTAGGCGGGTGACAGCCGACGAGACAGGTAGACCCCGGCCCCGAACAGCCCTGCCAGGAGCACGAGCTTGCCGAGCCCGCCACTCGACCCGCCCTGGGCCTTGAGCCAGACGCTGGGATCGATCGTGTTCTCGGCAGACGGACCCGTCAGCTTGCGCCTCACCTCGTAGTGGGTGTGCGCGATGCGCGCGTCGTACTGGCCGATCGGCGTGCCCTCAGAGACCGGAAGCCCGACGCCAACCTGGATCGACGAGAACTCAAGGTGCGACAACAGGTGAAACACGCCGCTGGCACCCCGGATGACGACGACGCCGGGGCCAAATCCCGACCAGGGAGGCGACGACCCGTTCGCGACCGCGACAACCACACCGCTCTCTGGCGCGACGACGCGACGGTCAGACCCCGCGAACAGGTCCATGCCCCAGTGCGTGCAGGGGTAGCCGTGGACGCCGCACCCGCCGTCCGCTGACGACATGCGCTTGCAGCCGTAGCAGCCGGTGCGATGCGTTGAGAACGGTCCCGTCGGCCAGCGGGCCATAGCTACTCGTCCTCGTCCTCGTCTCTGCGCTCCTCGAGCCTCTCAGCGATGATGCGAGTAGCTCGAGCTCGCCAGCCCGCCTTCCACTGCTCAAAGGCTTCGTGGGGGTCGAGCCCCTCAAAGTCCTCGTCGTCCATCTGGCTGCGCCAATCGCGCTCGAGGTCGTCGTCCCAGTCGGACGTGGCCTCGGCCACGATCTGCTCCGCGGTGCCGCCGTCCAGGTCGAACTCGTCGAGGCTGATCACGTTGGCGCAGTCCTGGCTCCCGGTCCTGTAGAAGTGACCGTAGGTGAGCGCACCTGGAGGGTTCGACCTCGTGCGGCGCGCGGGGTTCTCCTCAGGCAGAACTCCACCGAACCTGCCGATGCTCTCTCGAAAATCGCGGATCTGACGACCGATCTGGCCTAGGCCGACCCCGCGCGAATCCGCGATGTTCTTCATGTTCCTTGCGACGCCGTCCTCGAGGTTGTCCGACAGGAACTCGTAGTCCTTGGAGGTGAGGCGTCGCGTGTCGATCACGAACCCCTTGCCCTGCTTCGCCGCACCCAGGAGCAACGATTTGACCTTCGCTGCCCGATCTGCGAACAGCACGCCGTCGCGGTCCACGTTGTCCCAATCGGTCGAGTCAATCTCCTCGACGAGCTCGTCGCGCAGTGAGGCACCGATGAACATGAGGTGATCGGAGGTGAGCGCACCTGGAGGGTTCGACCTCAGGCCGGGGATGCTGCCAACGCGAGACAGGACGGTGCGCGAGGCGATCTCCGCAGCGCGGGGCTCGCCGCGCTCCTCGTAGCCGCGCTTGACCTGGCGGTACATCCGCTCGCCCTTCGCGGTGAGGCCCGCGGGGTTGCGACGCTCGCGATCGAGCATCACGAACACTTGCTTGCCAGGGTTGATCGAGTCCCACATCCACTCCTCGCCCGTGGTCCGCTTGAGGAGCTCGACGGCCTTCTGGAACGCCTGGTAGACGTGGGCGTGAGAGAACGGATCACCGATTCCGTACTCGGTAAGCACGTAGACGCGCTTCCAGTCGGCGCGCTCAAAGGACTCGCGTTCGCGCCCGTCTTTGCGATATTTCGCGCGGTCGCTCGACGACACGGACTCAGGGTAACGCTTCAACACCTCGGCAATCTTGGTCGAGCTTCGCGCAAGCGCGTCACGCACCGCGTTCTCATTGCTCTCGGCCCAGTCAGGGTGAGGCCCGCCGAAGTCGCCCGTGGGGTTCGACCTCGCCATGCCGCCTCGCTGGTGAACGCGCCGCTCGACGACAACGCCACTAACGCCCGACCGGCGCAGCTCGTCGGCGTGGAACTCGGCGTCGCCCTCGTTGGCGTACACGCCCTCGAGGCCGCTCGCGCTGCGGACCTCGTAGGGGTTCTTGTGGGTCTGGTTGCCGAGCGTGTGGATCCTGGGCCTGCGAGTCATGGTGTCACATCATACCAGGACCACTGCGACGGTAGGTTTCTCCGACGAGATCCGGCCCGCACGGAAGGATGAAGAAGCACATCGACCGGGCGCGCATCCGCCTCACCTTTGACCGATCGATGATAGGCAAGTCCGAACCTCTCGACATCATCACGCGAGACAGGCTTGCCCAGTCGGTTCAAGGCAGAGGCAACGAAGACGCGCCTGAGACAGCGTGGTTCGCACTGCTTGGCAAGAACCTCGGCTTCCATAACGTCGCCGCTCTCGCTGTCGCCTCCAGGTCCAACAAGGTCTTCCATGTCAAGATGGGAAACCAGCACGACGGGGCACTGGGACACGATGATTGCGTCCCGGGTCTTCTTCGGCAGGGAGGACCACGATGGATCATCGAACTCTTCATCCCGCGTCGTTCGTATCTGCATTCCAACCGTATCTGACGCCCTGCGATCGATCGTCGATGCGACGTTCGCCCAGCTCCTCGTCACCGTCGGGTAGAACTCGGTAACCCATGCGGTCGCGAACCTGACTACGGCGAAGGATAGGTTCATGCTGTAGCTGCTGTACGTTCCCTCCCTGCCGAACAACACGGAGCCGGCGATGTCTTCGCCTGGGGAGAAGGCCAACGAATGCAACCCTCGAGCGCAGATCATTCCGCGAGGAGCCATCGCAGCAAACCACGTCTGGAACGCCTTTCTGTACTCCACGGTGGAGAGCCCGTAGTCACGCCGAACCTGAAGGCTGTCAAACAGTCGTCGATCGTCCTCGTTCGCATGATCGCTGTAGGCGGCGATCAGATAGCGCGAGAATCCGTCCGGCTCGCGAAAGTCAAAGCCGATACGCCGCCGAAAGCGGACCAGATCGGCTTCCCATCGCTGGAGGCCAACCGACATGACCGTCAGACTTCCTTGGCGACGCTGCGATCGATGGCGAGCGCGAGCTTGCAGAGGCCGATGCCGAAGTCCTGGCGCCGGTCCTCGCCCAACTCCCAAGGGCAGATGAACGCCTCGACGTTGAGCTCGCCGCCGACCTCGGTCAGGCGCGCGGGGTCGAAGTCGATCTGCTTGCGCGAGCTGGGAATGCGGCTCATGTAGCCTCGCGCGCCGCCGTGGCAGCGCGGGCACATCCAGTGGACCTCCTGCGAGCCGTCGGCAGCGCGATAGACCTCGCAGTAGACGTGCTGGTCCTTGTACCGGACGCGCACCCGATGACCGTTGCGCGCCAGATCGAAGATCCCGACCTTGCTCGACAGGGACGGGTCGTCGCCCGCGACGTGCTCCTCGTTCGGCTCCGCTAGCATCCCTCGGAGGTTACTTCCGACGCATCGCGAATACCAGCAGACCGGCAACCGCGAGCCCGCCGGCCACGAGGTAGGTCGTGGGAATCTTACCGCTGCTGCTGTCGCCGCCGCCGCCGCCCTTCGCCGCAGCCGCCGCCGCCGCCTGCGCCGCCGCGGCATCACGCTTCGCTCGCTCCTGCTTCGTCTCCTCCTTCTGACCGAAGAGGTTCAGGACGGAGGCGCCGACTCCAGCGGCTAGGTCGTAGTTGAAGCCGAGGGTCTCGGAGATCCCAAACGGGCTCTCGATCGGGCTCGAGATGAGGGAGGTCTTCGTGTAAGCCATGGCGAATTTCCTAGCGGGTCAGAAGGTAAGCGAGCAGCGCGATGCCCGCGTACAGCGGCAGCTTGCTCGAGGACTTGGGCGCAGGCGCAGGCGCAGGCGAGACCTGGGGGGCGAGCTCGGCGGGCGCCTCCTCGAGCTCGACATCGAGCTCGTCCGAGATCTCAGGCATCCACGGCGGCGGGGCCGTGGGCTTGGGCGACACCGGCATGAACCCGCCGCCGCCGCCAGAGACGATCACCTGGCGCGGAGGAGGCTTGGGCGGGGCCGGTGGCTCAGTGGCCTTGATCTCTTCCGATGGAGCCTGCGTGCCGGTCGCGCCCTGCACGGGCTTGCCCTCGCGCGCTCCAGGCGTGATGACCGTACCAGGCAGCTTGACGAGCTCCGCGCGAGGCCCGCTCACGCCAGCGCGCACACCCGTCGGGCGCACGCCGCCCGTGAACGGCGGGCGCGGCATCACGGGGCGACGACCTGGCCCAGGTGGGCGCGGTGGCACGGGGCGGCTCGATCCCGCCGGTCGGTCCCCCTCGTAGCCCCGATCAATCGCACCCTGCGTCAGCGCCTCGCGCACGCGCAGGGCTCGATCTGCGCGGGCCATGGCAATGCGGCGCCGAGGCGACGCGGCGTCCATGGCTGCGATGGCTCCCGCCCCGCGCGTGTAGCTGTGATCGTCCTTGACGAACGCCATGTCTATCGTGACCTCTTGCCGAGCATATACCCAAGCAGCAGCGGAACGCCGACAATCGCGGCAGCTCCGAGCCAGACGACCGACGGATTCCGCCCGACGTAGACGGCGGCGCGCATAGGGCGGATTGCCTGCTCGACGCCGATGCCCTTCTGGCCCAGCGGGGTCTCCTTGCACGCCGGCACCGGGACGGTAGTCTTCCTGCCGGTCAAGATCTGCACGGGTGTGCGGCCCGTCGTCAGCGCCTGTAGCTGCGACAGGCGACAGGCGACCTCAGGTAGGTAGGGGTCAGCGACTGCCCCACCAGCTACCCCGGCGACGGTTGCCCCGCACTTGAGCAGGTTGCCGAGGTCGATGCCGCCCATATCTTCGTAGCTCATAATCTGCTCCCCCTCAGATCGCCCATCGAGGTCACGTCGGAGCTTCTCCGAGTCACCGACGATCACTCGATGGGCGATCTGAAGGGGTCAGCCCTTCAGCGCCTTCTTGACGCGCTCGCCCAGGCCGAGCTGCCAGGCAACGTAGGCGAGCGCCGCGATGCCGCCCCACTTGAGCCACTTGCCCTCGTCCGCGCACGCACCGCTCTGCACGCAGGCGTAGTACTCGCGTCGCTCCGCGGCATCGGCCAGCGTGCGAACAACCGTGGTCACCGCGAGGAGCAAGCCGCCCACGATCAGCACGGGCCACGCCGTGTACCAGGCGCCCTGCGCGCCCGGTGAGGTTGCGGGTGGCCCCTCGACGACGATGCGGGCGAGTTGCACCGCAGCCTGGGGGTTCCGCGTCACATCGGGCTCTGGCAGCGCAACGCCAGGCATGGTCTCGGCCAACAGGACGTAGAGCTGCTTCGCGAGGTTGCCCTCCGCGGTCATGTCGCGCGACTGCTCGATGACCGACCGCGCGAACGCGACCGGCTTCTTCGTCGGCGCCTTGCCCTCGAGGACCGCGTCGTTGAGCGTGCGGTACTTGAGCCACTTCGCGAGCGACCCACGCATCCGGTCGAGCTCGACCTTCGCGCGCTGCACGTCGGACCTGCTGACCAGAGCCGTCGTTGGTTTCGCCATGGTCACTTCTTCTTCCTCGTGACGACGAACAGGATCGCCGCGACGAATATGAACGGAAAAAGTGGCGGCACGCTGACGCCGCCCAGGCCGCGCGTCGAGCTCGCGCACGACGACGCGCCCCCGGCGCACCCGCTACAGCAGGACGACAGCGACGAAGGCGCGCGGGCGTAGCTCATCGTCTGGCTCTACGCTTGGCTTCCAGGGCATCGAACGCGCCGGAGCCGTGGATGCGGTCATGGGACGCCCTGTACTCGCGCTCTCGCTTCTTGCGTGCGCGATGACCAAGCAGCTTCAGCGCGAGGTAACCGCCGACAAGCAAGATCAGCGGGTTTGTCAGCGACACGTCGCCCATCGTCGCGCGCGGCGCGCTGCTGTTGCACGTCGATGCGCCTTCGGCGCACCCGCTACAGCAGGCCGACAGTGATGAAGGTGTGTGGGTGTAGCTCACGGGCTTACAGGTTGACGATCCGATACCCGATCAGATCGACGTGCAGGGTGCCCTGGGTCGGAGGAGTGTCGCTGTCCCACGTCAGCGCGTTGTACGTCGGATAGAACGCAATCGCCGCATTGGGCGACCACAGCGTCGGCACCGCGCACGGGATGACGTTGTCGGGCCGCGAGAGCAGCGGGCCTCGAGGAGCGTTCTGGAAGTTGCGCTGCGAGCCGCCGTCCTGGAGCTCGTACAGGATATCGATGATGTCCGTATCGACGACCTGATCCGGCAGCGGGTAGGTCGAGATCGGACGCCACCGCTGATAGTTCGTCGCCGTGGTCGGGAGCGTCGGACGCCAGAGGCACATCGGATAGTGCGTCATGACGAACGGGCCGTCCTGGCTCACCTGGATCAAGATCGGGTTGCCGCGCTTGCCTTCGTCGGTCGCGTCAAAGACGACCTCGCCCGACAGCACGGTCTCGATGCGACGACCGGGGATCTGGTCGATCTCCTCGGTGATGGTGCGGGGGCGCGTCTGAAGCTCGGCCAGCATCGCGGCCTGCTGCTGGACGACAGCCTGGAGCTGACCGCTGCGCTTGTCGAGGATGCGGAGGGCCGCGGACAGCTTCTGGAGGTTCTGCTCGATCGCGTTCATGGAAGGTCTCCGTAGTCGGGGTCGCCTTTGAGGGGCGGAAGATCTCGCGCGGATGCGCGGGACAGGTTCACGAGAACAGGGGAAGGGGCCGGATTACCCGCCGGGACGGGGGCTGATCAGATCAGCTATGTTCAGTAGAAATCGCGTAAGTACGCGAAATCACTGCACATCTCGGGTTTGCAACCCATCCAAAACAAATTTGATCTCCTTCTCGTCGTCGGTGGCGCCACTGTTGAGGCCATCGAGCGCCGAGACCGAGCCCATCGGGTAGAACGACGCCTGCACGGCGAAGTTCTGGCGAACGGGCACGACGATCGGCCGAGCCAGCTTGAGGATCGCTTCCTGGCTGGGCTCACCGTTCGCGAAGATCGAGCCGGTCGCCGGGGTCGCGTCGAAGCCCCACACGCCGCCGCCCGCCGGGAAGTACCAGCACGGGGCCTGGAACATCGGCTTCTCGCCAACGATGAGCGTCCAGTAGAGCTGCGAGTTGACGCGCAGGTAGTTCGCACGGCGGTTGGTGCCGTTGAAGTACAGCGACGCGCGCAGCGCGAGGATGACGTAGGTCTGATCGCTCGCGAGCTGACCAGCGACCTGGAGGTTCGTCAGGGCCAGGTTACCGACGTTGCTGTTGCCGAACAGGTTGGTGCTGTTCTGGAGCGGCACGGTCGGGTTGCCAGTGGTGCGGATGAGCGTATCCCAGAAGGGCTGGTGACGACGCTCGCGGACATTTGCAATGCGGGGCATGGTTCTCTCTCTGCTACCTGTTGTCTGTTCGTCGTCGGCGGAATGTCGAACGACAGGCGGGTGTCTCCCGCCGAGGTCACGTCAACGTCCAGGGGAGCGGGAGCTAGAAGCCGCCGCGGAAGATGCCAGCGTAGAGGGCGCCCGGGTTATCGAACCCCTGGCCCGCGTGGCTGATCTCCTTGGAGAACGAGCGCGCGGGGATCTCCTCGGAGAAGCTCTGCGACGGGATCGCCTTGAGCATCGCCGCCTGCGAGACGCCACCGCGGACGGTGTGCGCGTCGATCGCGCCGAGCTCCTCGGAGATACCGAGCTCCTCGGAGATACCGAGCTCCTCCTCGATGTCGCCCGTGGTGACGTAGTCCGCGAGCGCGATGTCGTCGTCGATCGGCGTGGCGCCGGTCGTGAGGTAGTCGCTGGTCGTGACGTAGTCCGACAGGGCGCGGTCGTAGATACCGTCGCCCGACAGGCCGATCTTGCCCTTGATGTCAGCCGGCAGCGCCGCCGACAGGGTGTCCACGATGAGGTTCACGCCGAGGCCGACCATGATCGAGGTCTGATACTTGCGGAGCATCGGAACCTTGGGGGCGCCGAAGTGAACCGCCACCAGCATGGCAACGTCGAGGATGGGCTTCTCGTAGCCCATGACCTTCGACAGCATCGGGATGTTCTTGATCGCCTGGGTCGAGAGCGCCTTGCCGACGAGCATCGCGCCGACCGCGGGAGCCGCCATCTTGACCGCGCCCATGAGCATCTTGATGATGTCGCCGCCAGCCGGGTTGCGACGGTAGCGACGGGTCGAGCGCCGCGTGTGCTTGCGGTGATGACGCGCGGGGCTGTGCTTCCGCCGACGACGCGACGGGTTGGCGCGAATCAGCTTGGCCGACATGTCCATCGCCCGCTGTGCCGCCTTGGCCGCTGCCTTGCGCGCCTTCGCCGCCGCCGCCGACCGCTTGCGGTACGCAGCCGCCCTCTTCTTGTCCTTCGCAGCCGCGCGAGCAGCCTTCGCCTTCTCCTTCTTCGCGCCGCGAGCCGCGACGACCTTGGTCCGCAGCTTGGCGCGGAAGCCGTGCTTGCCGAGGAGCTTGCGCGCCGCAGCGAGCTGCTTCTTCGTCGAGGGACGACGCTTCTTTGGCTTCTTCGCGGGCGACTTGCGCGCAGCGGTCTTCTTCTTCGCGGGCTTCTTCGCGGGCGACTTCTTGCCCTTCTTCTTGCTCTTGCCGGCCATGGGGTTTCTCCTCAGAATGTGCGTGAGCTTGCGCTTCTTCTTGGAGGCGCGCTTACGGTGGCCGGCTGGGTTTACAAACATGATCGACATGGCTGTGATCCTTTGGTCCCGCTACGCGCGACAGAAGACGCGACGTGACGATGCGCGATTGACGATGCCCTGAGGGCAACTCCTGTCAAGCCCTCACCGCTGCCTATCGGCGTCGAGTGACGAGCTCTTCCGCCATGGGCGAACGAGCGCGCTCGCGCTCACGCTCGCGAGTGATCGCCTGCTCCTGGGGCCAGTCTGACGACAAGACCTCAACCTTGCCCTCGAGTCGCGACAGCCGCTCGGTGAGGT